AACAACATTCGCATCTCTCACTTCTATTCTCTCTTCATTAAGAGAATGGAATTTTTCGCGAAATATAAAAAGAGCCTTAGAACAATTTGTTCCAAAACTCTTTCTTGAAACTAATACTTATTTATGAATTCTTATTCATGTTCTTAATGAATCCATTGTAATCATCAGCTGCTTCATCCGCACTGATCAAGCCATACCGAACACATTTACAATAATAATCATATATTATATTACGCCCATACTGTTTATACGAACAAACATCAAACTTATTCAGTTTACATAAGATCGTATATCTAAGTATTTTAATCAAATACATAATTATTAATGTTGTCGTTATTACTATTTTTATAACAGATCTAAACAGTTCTACAATATATTTCATATCAAAACCTCCTACAAAAATATAAATAAGTTACTCCTTCATTATATACTATGAAATTTTAGCGAAAAAAAAGAAAGAGTACTTGAAATATCAACAAGCACTCTCATCTTCCTTATCTATTTAGTTTTTCTCATCTTTTGATACAGCGGGAACAGTAAACTACCTTTCTCAAACATTTCCGAAAAGCATTTGTAACTGTTGTCTACTTCTGGCTCTAGAAGAGATCCAAGGGCATGACTATATTGACGCACTTAGTCATGCAGTTAGATTCCTTCAAGATCGATTAGTTCAACAACCGCTCGCCCAGCTTCTCTAAGTTCGTCAAGTGTATACATTCTCTCACCTCCTCATTAGAGGGGATGAAAATTTCGCTATCTTACTTTGTCGAGTAAATAGAAGAATGCTCGATATGGAGGATTCAGGACAGCATAAGATTTTCCCTTCTGTAACCGCCTTGAAGAGGTATTTTTCAACGCCACCACCAGCTTTCTTGCAGCAGTCCTCGATCATGCTCGTATAATGCCCCAAAATGGCCAAATTTGCCGCTTTTTAGCCCACTTTATCACTTTGGTGTGTACTTGTTCCAATGAATATGAAACCGCCTAAAAAGGGCCATTTTTCGCGTTCTAGGGGGTATTCTACGTTTGTACTCATTTGTCATGCAAAAAATTAAAGGACATGAATTTTGGACGAGAAATATCTTCTCCATCTTTATACTGTATCTCTAACCTATTTCCAGCATCCAATGCTTCTTTCTTTGTCTTAAACCCTCCTCGCTCAATGTATTTGTGACTCCCATCTCCAACAGTTAATGTGATCCGAAAGCACCATTTGTCTCCTTTTAGCCTTGCACTTGCCATAGTGATCCTCCTTTTATTATGTTTTGAAACAGCCCTGGTTCGATTTGAACGAACGATCACGGAGTCAAATTCCGTTGCCTTACCGACCTTGGCTACAGGACTAGAAATAAAAATCCCACATGATTTGGTGTCAGATTGATGCTAAGTCATGTGGGAAAATATAAAGTTTTGATTCTATGACTTACGATTAATAAGGGATAGCAAAATAATATGATGTTCCATCTACAAGCTTCGAAATAAAATTCTCTTCATTCATCTTGACTCTCCGATGTTATATTGCTATACGAACTTCAAATTTATAGACTTCATCGCTTTTATATTTAACCGATCCATCTGCAAAACTAAACTGAAACAATCTTGTAGGATCGCCCGAACTATTTTTAATACTAAGATAAGCACTTGTAGTTGTGTTAGTATCTTTATTAGAAACAAAACTAACAATATAATCCAATATATTATTAGACATACCTGCATTATATACAGTGGCTTTTTTAGGTGTCCAAGTACGTGTATTAGAGTCGTATATCTCTACAACCGGATACCTTCCATCACCTAAGTCTTCTCCATTTAATATTTTCAGTATATCATTTGCTTTACCGTGCATTGCATCTGATATAGCGGTTTTCATATCTGGGGCTACTGTAACAGTTGCATCATCAAATATTCTTGCCATTTATAGTCTCCCCCCTTCTAAAAATGTTATTTTGATTTCAAACCAATAAGATGATGTTGTATCTATGGAGTCCATCCTACTTTTAATATCAAACAACTTAGTCCACTTTGTTCCGTCTGGTGAATACTCAATTGCACCTGTATCGAGGCCAAAATCATTAGCTAGAGCCGAAAAATTAAAAATTAAATCTAAGAAATTATTGTCAGTACTTGCATTTGCACAAGATAGTATAGAATTCCTTTTATGTTCTTCTTTATAGCCATAACCATATCTTACAATCCTAAGTTTTGCAGTAGTAGACTGAGTTGTTAATGCGGCTAAAATAGCATTGGCGTTTCCCTTCATACCATCAGCAATCGCATCATACATAGCAGGTGCTATCGTTATTTTGGCACCATCAAGTGCTCTTGGCATAATTCATTCCTCCTTTTAAGTAGTTGGCGCGTCATAACCTTGAACGGTCAGTGTTGCAGGGATGATTATTGCACCCTCAGGATTAACTAATAGTGTTCTAACATCAACAGTTACTTGATTATACCCATAATAGACTTGAGATGTTGACTTGAATGTAATCGTGCAAGAAACTCTGTATACACCTGTAAAAGTGATTTTATAACCATATATAGGAGTCTCAGCTTTCAAATCTAGCGTGTAGTCAAGAGTAATGTTCCCACCATCAGAGCCACTAAACGCAGTATTAGATGCTTCAACCGTTGCTACTGTTGTATAAGCTCCACCAGAAGTCTTTTGAAGTGCAATCGTAACGGTTCCTTTATGATAAAGCTTACTACTCTTTAGTGTGATTGAACTAAACTTCACCCCTTTCAGGTTCCCACTATATTCAACAGGAGAAGCATCCTTATACGCACCGTTAACAACCATCTGATTTAAACTTTTATCAGCAGCAGCCTTATAAGTTCCGTTTTCTGTGTATGTGACAGGTACTAAACCATCTGTAGCACCTCTGACAGCTACAGTAACTTCAGAATATCCATCACACTTTGTGACATCTTTCTCACTGGTAGCTATATAAGTCCCATTCTCTATAATGGTCTTTTTAATCAGAGTAGCATCAACCTGTGGAATGGTTTTGATCTTATCAGCATAACTGCGGAAAGTATCGGTATCACTTACTGTTGCATGCTTTGCGATAAGAGCTTCTTTGATTTGAGATTTTGTATCTTTAAGATAGTCTAGCTTATCTGAAATTGTTCCCACTAGATCACCTCCCCATTAATTTTATCAATTCTTGAAAAAGGAGGACGTACTGGTGCTGATGCTCCATCTATAAGCTTCGAAATAAAATTCTCTTCGTTCATCTTGATTCTCCATTGATTGCATCTAAAGCGCTTCCAATATCCTTAACTGCCTGATAAACTCCGTCAGATGTCACGGGGTTCTTACTATCCTTTGTTGGTTTTTCATCGAATGTTAATGCATCTTGTTTCTTCGCCAACTCCTGAACGGCATATTCTGTCGTAACATAGTCATCTGGAGACTTTCCATTCAGCAATAAAGCATTGTTGGCTCCATTATTGATAGCTTTGATCGCGTCAATAATGCTATCTCGTACTGTCTCACCACCTTTGGCGGATGAGATTGCATTTGTATAAGTTGAAATATCGGCCATTAAGTCTCATCCTCCTTATGCCACTTACTAACGTCTCCAATAATAGAATACAGTCCTCCAGAAGTAACATAATAGCCATCCTTATGTCCTTCTGTTGGTTCTGCATCTGCATTGAGAGGTGTGGTTTTAATTTGTAAAGCAGTTGTAAAGTCTTCTTTTAACTCGTAGTCAGAATGATTCTTACCACCAAGACCAAGCGTGTTTTTTACAGGATCAGTTCCACCGATTTTGTTAAGTAAATCGATTAAGGTTGTCTTAACTACAGAGCCAACCGACGCTCGCTCGAAGTTACCAATCTCAGTGTTTAAGTCCATTTTGATCACCTCTTTACTTTGTCTTATTGGCTGTAATCTCAGTAAGATCTTTTTGCTCAACAGTACCCAATGTAACTGTCTTAACAGCACTATCCAAGTCAATATCAAGTGATAGAAGCGGAAGGGTTGTATCAATTAGGTGTGGAGTTGATGCAACATGAATCTTCTGCCCTACTTTAAATGCTGCAAAGCGTTCCTTGTACTTACCAAGATAATGCAACTCTGCAGCTTTTACTTTAATGGTCAAGTGATCAAACTGTTTCTTTGTTAGCCACTCTTTTCCATCTTTTAACAGTGTTGCAGCATCTTCATCATCGTTAAACTCTTGTACCTTTGTGATTCTTCCAAATGTATCAATTGCTTCACTATCGATGCAATCCTTTCCACCATTAACACTTGTGACGGTAAGTCTCGCACTATCTGTTTCTTTCCCAAGAGGAATTACACTTGTGCATATCTCACTTGCTTTTAAATCTTGTGAAATATCAGTAAGATTGATTCCAAATGTAATTGGCTGATTGGTGATGTAAGGCATGTCTTCTAGCCAATCAATATACAAAACACCATTCTCTTTCCTAACAAACAAATATCCACCTTCTGCATTGAGGCACATTTTATTAATTGCGTCCCATGTAGTGTTGTAGTCAAGCTTTCTATAAACTTGTTTATCATAGATTGTGATGTCACCGACAGTGAATTGTCTATTTGCTGCTACTTGAGAATTGTGATTTGCAATTAGATCCTTGAAGAATTGTTTGATAGATACTGTTTCATACTCTTTAGGTCTTTGTATGGTGTCATTGAAATATGCCAATGCACCTTCACAATAGACTTTCTTTTGTTTCCAGTAATCTGTACTAATTTCAGATGGTCTTCCTGTAAATATCAAATTCCCGTCTTCATACACATCAACTGTATCTGTCATAAACTTAATATTGTTGTAGAATGTATGATTCGGAGGCATTGTGAATTCACATGAGCCAGCTGAGTTAAGACTTGTACTCATACTTGGATCGACAAGGATCATGTTCTTTGACTCATTATAAATTGTTTTATCATTTACACGAATATCATAGATCATATCCTTGTCGTTCCTCCATATGAGACTACGACATTACCATAACCAACAAACGTCATATTGTTGTCTCCTGGCTGCAGCACAATGCCACTGTTTGTCGTAGTAGTTCCAGCAAGAGTATAAGTCTTCTCGCCAAATATAACTTTCATTTCACTTGTGCAATAGAACATTGGCGTAATCGTACCGCTTGTTGGATTGTAAAGATTTCGTTCCTTTGATCCGGCAACATAGAATGGACCATAGGTGATGACATTATTAAACAAGTCGTTCCAATGCCATTCATCAGATTCAATCGGTCCTGGAGTATCTTGAGGAATATCACCATTACCTGTGAACCCAGAGGTATCAAGACTTCCTTGCCCATCGTATCCGGTATTCCCATGATCTGTTCCAATAAGATCGTTGTTCTCGGCATCATTTGACGGAAGAAAGACATATCCACTGGGATACTTATACGGTTCAAAATTATAATTAATTGTAATCTTTGCAGGCTTGTCATCCGAAGAGATGTCTGGATCTCCTAAAGTTAATCGTCCATAGTAATAATACTTTGGTTCATCTCTAAGAATGCAAGGTAATACTTTTCCATGCAAATAACTCAAAAGATTGTTATAAACTTCCATGAAATGGTACTCTGGATCAATATAAAAAGACCAGGACCCCTCCCGGTTTTTAAATTTCAAACCGTTCAGAATCCCGGTATAATCCAACTGACCATTCGCTCCTGGAATATCAACATACTCTGTTTTAGGTTCTGGTGGAGCAACGTAGAGCATCTCAGTTGGGATCAAATGAAATGTTGACCACGTGTCTCGTCCACCAATTAGCACAGAATGCGCTCCATGATAATACGCGTATGACATTATCCCATCCTTTCCCTCGATGCTCTAATTGATCTGTTACCAAGACTGGTATCCATACCTTTGGAAATTGAGCCAACGAGCTGCCCAGAATCCATTACAATTTGCATACCATTGACCTTATTACCAAGTTCCGCAACATCTTTCCTTAAATCATACAATGCCAACACAACATTTGAATTATCATATGCTGTAGCATTGCTTGCTGCCAACTCAGCCATACGATCTCCAGGAGTACGAACTTCTCCGAAATTAAGACCAACTTGTGGAATGGTATTAAGGTGATTGTTCAAATAACTAAGTCCAGAATCCACATTACTCAAGTCAACAACTGGAGTAATTACAGGATTAGTATCGTCGACTGTGAATGCTGCTCCAATAGCTTGACTTAAAAGAGATCCCGTTTCCGTTGCCTTTTCCGTCATCGGGGTCTCCATCTTTGCGAGTCCATTCATCACGCCAATGATGTACCACATAGCTTGCTGTGCACCCTTCCAAGAAGGAGAACCATTACCAGCTCCATCATGAGTACCAGCATTCATTGCATTACCAAGCGCAAGGCTTGCATTATAAACATTTGAAATTTGCGCATTAATCCCGTTAATAATACCAGACGCATAGTCATTAGCTTGCTCGGTACCCTTTCCAGCATTAATGTTCTCTCCGGCGGCATCAACTGTTTCCTTACCAACAGTTCTTGCAGTAGACGCCATTTCATCTCCGCCATCCGCGATCGCTTTCTCAGCAGCATTAGATGCATTGGTTCCAAGTGTTGTCGACTGAGAAATCACAGACCCAGAATTATTAGTGATTGCAGTGGTAAGAACCGTTGCAAGTTGCTGTGCTACAGAATCAGAACTTGTTCCAACTGCAGATATGATTGCTTGTTGAACAGTTGTTGAAAGTCCTTGTAGCGACGCCATAAACTGAGAATCTTGACCGGTATAAATAGCAAGAGCCTCATTAAATTTATTAATTCCACCAACTGCCGCATTTGCAAACGATTGACCGACTGTGTTCGAAACACTATCCGTCAACGTCAGCTTTTGCTGATAAAGTGTGTTGATCTGATTTAGCTCATCGTCACTCATGGTATAGAATGCATGAAGCTTATCATAACCTTCCGGACCAAGAGCTGCCAACTGTTCAAGAATATCTGTGTTGAGAATATTCCTATCTGATAATTTCTGTAACTCATCTCCCCAGGTTTGAATTCCAGTAACCTGAGACTTAAAGTTATCAATCATCGTCTGAGCGGTCATATCAGACTTAAGCTCCAACTTATCAAACAATCCAACTTGAGATTCAATAGTACTTTTGACCGTATTGGACATTGTCTCATATTCTTCTTGCCATTTCATAACAGTCTCGCCAGCAGCGGAATACGTAGACATCAAATCATAGGCAGCAGCTTGTTCTGTCTGAGTTGTATCGGACACTTTCTGTTGAAGGTCTTCGAAACTAATCCCAGCAGCATCAAGCTTTGTCTTCAAATCATCCCAAGATTGCATGTACTCACTATCCGTACCAACATAATGCATTGCTTCGGATGTCTGTACAGCAGTATCTCCAACATCTGCAATAAGGTCTTTAATAAGCTGCCCATCAATCATAAGACCTTCTGCATCAATACCAAGAATATCCTCTGTGGTGAATCCATCAGGATGGGTTGCATTCACCTTATCAAGCACCGCTTCAATATATTTGTTCACAGTGTCAGAACTCAAAAGAACAGGTTCTCCGGTTCCAGTCTGAAGGAGAGGTGTAAAGGCAATGTTTAACCCATCACCAAACTCTCCGTAAGAGCCAAGAATGGTTGAAATGGTTCCCTTAAGATCTTTTGCATCCTGATGCCAATCAGAGAGGACGTCTTTGTACTTATCAATATTCTCGTCTGTCCATTTAAGAACTTCTCGAGAATTCATATCAATATTACCGAATGTTGTTTTGTTTAGATCAACATTAGCATTTTGAGCATCCTGAACAGTTTTCTGGAAAGTAAAATACGCCGATCTCAGATCAGCAGATATTCCTTTTTGAGCCTGCGCGGCTTTTCTCCATTGAACCGTTGTGGATGCCATAACCTGTGCCGCAAGCGCCTGAGAAGCTACTTTATCCGAAATCGTATCAATATTATTAACATCATTCAGATACTCATTAAGTTGGTCATCACTCATTGATAACATAGCGTTGATCTTGGGAAGCGCCTCAACACCGCTATCAATGAGATCACTCAAAACATTTTGAGGAACTCCTCTTCCAGCAAGCATGATATACTTTTGTCCAAGACGAGTGTAACCATCAATCTCAGATTGAGCATTCTTTAGTACTTCTTCTGGCTTCTTTGTGTCAGAGAGCTTGTTATCAAACTTGGAAAAGAGATCCATTCCATCTTTGATTTTTGACTTATAACTCTCGTACTTTTGATTGAAGGTGTCCTCAATATCCACAAGATGTTCTTTAATAGCTTTTGCAGTCTTTTCTGCCGCAGTAGTTGTATCATCTGCTGTATCTTCCGTTGAAGAAGAAATGCTATTGGAAGAATCGGTTCCTTCCTGAGCAGTAATCCACATCTGAGCTGCGAGATTAATAAGAGAGTTCCGCATGGTATCAACCATCTTTGTAGGATCATCAAATGTGCTCCATAAGATGGAATACCCTTTGTTCATGCTATCGAGAACATTAACACTATATTTGTTAAACTTATCAATGACTTTTTGCTGTTTAAGAAGCTCTTCTGTTTCCTGTTTCTTAGCTTCCGCATTATCTTTCGATGCTTTTGCAGCACTTCCAGACCCACTGGCATTCTTTATCTTGGATTTTGTATTCTCATCCGTTGCAGCAGTATTGTAGTTAGTAGCAGAAGACCATTGTTGCAGCAGTGCTTGATCTGCTCTCTTCTTATTAAGTGCTTTACCCTTTGCCTCTTCATGAGACGCAGTATCATGATCATTTGATGTATTAGGAAGACCATAAGTTGTGCCATATCTGTTTGCATATTTTGTTTTGCTATCTACAAGAGCATTAATATCATCAACCCCGCCATCAACTTTTTCCATTGCCTTATCAACGGCACCTTGCACCATATCACCAGCAGCCTTCGAAGCAAGACCTTTAAGATCGTTAATTGCTTTACAAAAACCTTTTACAAAGAACTGACCAATATTGTATAGTACCTTGGATGGTGAATGAATCTGCAAAGTAGAACGTGTTTCTTCTACTGCTGCATTAGCCATATTTGCTGCTGACGTAACAACGTTAGGCCGTCCAGATGACATTCCATTTGCTAGACCAATTGCAAAATTTAAACCGGCGTTTATAAAACGGCTCTTGGCAGTAAGTAATGAATTAGCTCCACGCAGAGCAACACCTAGTGCCGTTGACTTAAATTGATCCTCACCTGCAAGAAAACCAGTTGCCATTGACAAACTAAAAGTGGTTCCAATCTCATTAAATATATTCGATAAACTAGTCAATGAAGAAGATACGCCCTTAATTGATGGACCAATACCATCCATTGCTGTCGAGAATCTAGTCATGGATTCACTGGCTGCCGATGATGAAACTGCTATTGATTGGAAAGACAAAGAAATTGTAGTGACACTAGATGCAAATCCAGCGCCATCTTTTGCAAGAGATGCAAATGTTCCTGAAAGAAGTAGTAAATTTGGCAGGACTGCCGGAAGAGACGATCCGAGAACTATAAAGCCTTCTGCAAGCGTTGCAAGAGAATTGGATAATGCCGATGCATCAATACTAGCTATACTCTTTAACGGCGTAACAAGTCCACTAAGAGCTGGGCCAAGAAGCAAAAGAACTGCTGCTCCAAGAAGAGCTCCGCTCATTGCAGTAAGACCAATCGACAAAACAATCAAACTACTTCCTAACGTAGCTACTGCTTGGAAACTATCTCCTCCAGACAAAGAAGCAATGATCTTTAACGCACCAGCTAAGGCAATCAAACCACCTGCCGCTATATTTAGAGCTAACGCTCCAACGATAGAGTCGCTCATTGCAGTAAGACCAACTGCTAACATTACTAAGCTACCGCCTAATGTAACTACTGCTTGGAAGCTATCTCCTCCAGACAAAGAAGCAATGATCTTTAATGCACCAGCAAAGGTAATCAAACCACCTGCTGCTATATCTAGAGCCAATGCTCCCACAATAGCTCCGCTCATTGCAGTAAGACCAACTGCTAACATCATTAAGCTACCGCCTAATGTAACTACTGCTTGGAAGCTATCACCACCAGATAAGGAAGCAATGATCTTTAATGCACCAGCTAAGGTAATCAAACCACCTGCTGCTATATCTAGAGCCAATGCTCCGATAATGGATTTACTCATTGCAGTAAGACCAACTGCTAACATCATTAAGCTACCGCCTAATGTAACTACTGCTTGGAAGCTATCTCCTCCAGACAAAGAAGCAATGATCTTTAATGCACCAGCTAAGGTAATCAAACCACCTGCTGCTATATCTAGTGCTAACGCTCCAACGATAGATTTGCTCATTGCAGTAAGACCAACTGCTAACATTATTAAGCTAGTACCTAATGTAACTACTGCTTGGAAGCTATCTCCTCCAGACAAAGAAGCAATGATCTTTAATGCACCTCCAAAAACAATCAAACCACCTGCTGCTATATCTAGTGCTAACGCTCCAACGATAGATTTACTCATCACAGTAAGACCATAAGCTAGCGCTACTAAGCTAGTACCTAATGTAACTACTGCTTGGAAGCTATCTCCTCCAGATAAGGAAGCAATGATCTTTAATGCACCAGCAATGGCAAGAATTCCTGGCACCGCTAATGCGATGGCTCCTCCTCCGGCAAGAGACGAAACTGGCATTTGAGATAAAGAATATGCCAGTGCAGCAAATACACCAACTAATGCGAGTGCTGAGTCTGCGAGATTCCATGGATCGAGATCGGCTAGCTCTTTAATCGAATGTGCTATTGCGAGAACGCCAACCGACATTCCAAGAAATGCAGCACCAAGTCCAAAAAGTTTTCCACCACTAAGTTCGCTACCGAATTTATTGATGATAACGAGTGCGCCTACCATTGCCGCCAAACCACCAGCAGCTCCAAGAAGACCTCTCGCAAGTTCTCCCCAGGAAAGAGACGATAGTGACTTAATTGCAGTGGCCATAAGTTTTGTAGCAAACGCCATGACAATCATTAGAGGAACAACCTTCGTAATACTCTTCGTTACATTTTTAAGAGCGCCATCTGCAGTAGCAATGCTGGAGAAAACTTTACTTAATACAAAAATAACTCCAACCATTGCTGCAAATCCTGCTGCCATTCCAAGAAGACCTCTCGCAAGCTCACCCCAAGAAAGTTTGCTTAGTGCAACGATTGACGGTGTTAAAATGGCCATTGCAGCGGAAAGCTTAATCATTGCTGTACACATTGTGGAAAGTGTTGATGGCTTAAAACTATTAAGAAGGTTTTTAAATATATTACCTTTCTCACCAATTTTATTTCCACTCAAGCTATCCAGCTTGCCTAAAATAAACATAACGCCTAAAAGCTCAGCAAAAGCGCCAGCAATAGCTGCAAGTGATTTGCCAAGTTTTTTACCATCAATAAATGAAAGCGCTACCAATGAAACTGTCAAAATAGCAATAGCTTTTGCAAGGGCTCCCAATGTTTCGGCCTTAAGTTTATTCTGAAGATCAGAAAAGAATCCAATAACAGACTTCTGTAGTTTTTGAAAATTCTCTACGATTACATTATTCTTAGCAAGATCTTTCAGTTCATTGAAAAAGTTTTTCAACGGATTGCCGGTGAAACCAGCAAGATTCTTCAAAATCTTGTTAATGGTAAAAATAAACTTAGTAAATCCAATGCCATTAAACAAATTGACCAGATCAAACGCACCATTGATCTGAATACCTTTTAAAAATTGTCCAATATTTTTAATTACATTAGATAATACCGATCCAACAGGCTTAAAAATATCTTTGCTTTTCTTGCCTGCTGTCGTAAATCCTTCAATTTGATCTTTAACTTTTGCAAAAATATCACCAATGGAACGTAACTTTTCACCAATATCAAAAGATGTGAATCCATTTGCGATAGAACGAAACACACTAACTTCGACATTTCGAATATCTACTAAAAAGTCTTTAATTTTTGAAAAGACAGATACTAGTGGTGCGAATTTGGTGATCCCAAAATATTCTTCTATATCTTTTAGCTGTTCATCATTCTTTGCACTGAACAGCGCTTTTACTACCGAAATGGCTTGCTTAATGTTGTCTACAAATGAACCAATACCATTTTTAACTTTGCTTATACCAATTTCAAATACGTTATTCTTTTTGATAAACTCATCAAGCGCTACAAGAAAATCTCCAAGATTACCAGTAGCATTAAGAAGTCCACCACCAAGACTAGCTAATGTTGATCCTGCTGGTGCAACGGCTTTGATGACTGCACCAATTGCTTGCTTTGCAATATCAAATACCGCAAATACGCCTCTAAATGTTCTTTTTAGATTTGTAGCTGCTTCATCGGTTATAAAAAACTTACTTGTTATTTTTTCAAATTGTTTGGCAATATTAGCAACTTCCTGTGCTGTTTTTGGAGGGAAAATGTCCTGGAATGCATCTTTTATAGGACGAAGAATCGCCATTAAGTCAAAGAAAACATTCTCGAGTCCCTTGATAACAGATGCTCTTCCACCAAGCTCGTTTACTTTTTGTAAGAACTTTCCAAGATTATCGATAGGCTTTTGAAAAAGATTCTCAAGAACTTTATCAACCCCAGTCCAAAGCTGTTTTGCTTGATCGTAATCACCAATAATTGTGTTATAAATTCTACTCCAAGAAGAGGCAATCGAATCTCCAAGAACATCTAACAACTGATGAAATGTCTTAACTTCCTGCGCCGCTTTTAAGCCCTTCTTACCAAGTTCATTAGTCTCATCAGCATACTTGGACAAGGCATCCATTAAAACATCATTAGTAACCCATTTGTCAGCAAGTGTTCCTCGAAGGTTTTGCCAAGTTACTTTGGTTCCATTCGATACAGTTAAAATGTTCTTTCCTTTTTTTACAAGTGTACCTGCTGCCAATCCTGCTTCAATAAGCTGCTGTTTGAAACCCTTTGTCGCCATTCCAGCAGTTTCCAAGCTCATCCAGTCTCTTGTCAACATATAACCCATGCTAAGAGCTTGTGTCACACCAAACTGCAACGCTCTACCAAACTGGTTGGTATCGGCACCAGCAAGAGCTGCTTCATTTGCCATACCTTTAATAGCTTTTGCAGCAGTATCAACATCAACACCTGCCGTTGAGAATTTACCAAGAGCTGACGTCATATCGGTAAGGCGATAGATAGTCTTATCAGAGTAGTCATTTAATTCATCCAAGACGGAATTAACTTTTGTCTTGGACAGAGAATTACCAAGCTGATCGATACCATTAAATAATGTTGTCTGGTATGACTGGATTCTAGTTTCATACGTCTTGAAGCCTTCCATCATCGGCTTGGTTGTGAGTTCTGTAGCCATTTGATGCGCTACATTTTGAACACGGTTTGTAATATTACGAAGTACTTGATCTGCAATCGTTCCCATGGCCGAGAACTTTTTAGATACTGCGTCAGCCGCAGAAGCTAATGGATCAAGCGACTTTGTTCCTTTGAAATTAAGGGATGCTTTAAGCTTGTCCAGCGTTCCAAGCGTTGTATGAACCCCGGATTCAAACTGCTGGTTGTCAAATCGCATCTGGACAACACGTTCATCAACTGATGGCACTTAAACCACCTCCTTATTTGCTAATTAAAGATTCCCAAGCATCGTTTGCAAGTTTATCGAAGATAGGTCTCATTGCAGGATTGATGTAATCTCGTCCTTCTACCCATCCTCCAGTACCAGTACCATGCCCATACTGTAAAATTACAGCTATGTTTACACCTTTATTAATATTGGTGTTATACCATCGTATTGCTACTTGATTGGATTCCTTATCTATTTTATACTGCCAACTGGCTGCAGTTTTACCAGTATCTACCGGTGTTGCTGCTGAAAGAGCATCCACTCCTTCTTGCCCATATTTGGCTAAAACTGCATCTATCGTAAAGTTTTTTGCTTTCTGCAGAAAATTTTCAGTATTTTTAAAATTACCCTTATGCGTAACTTCTATTATCATAGTTATCACCCATTGGAATGAAGTGCTGCTCTTCTTGCTTTATTGAGTTTCGCATTATCCATAAGAATCTGTTTCTTAGGTGTTTTCTTTCCTGGATTTTCTTTTGCATTTGCAATGGCGATTAATTTTAATAGCCGTGACAAATGCCATTTTTCAGCAGAAAATGGAAGGCGAAAAACAGCAAGATAATAATAAAGAAGTTCCGACGTAAGGATCTCGGACGAATGTTTTGTACTTCTATTATTCTTTATTGTTGTTGCTGAACGAACCGATTGAATGTAATTAATAATTTCTATTAGCTGCGAATTTGTAATTGCAGTAAGAATGTCATCTTTAATTGGTCCATCAAGTGACATACACTTAATGTAAAACAAATAATCTTCTTTTGTTTGTGGACATTCTTCTTTAGAAAAGAATTTACGTCTAGTTTGTTCTTCCCATTTTGAGAGAGAAATTAAAGAGTGCTCGAGATGCAGTTTCACCGGCTTTTTAGGTCCAACCGCGACAAACTCTTGAGTCTCTTGGTTAAACATGGTAATCGGTTCTACTGTAATCTCGAGCATACATTACTCCTTCGTAATTATTTTGTAGGAATTGGCACTACGTTCGCGTCTTTCTGTGCAGCGTTAATTTCCTTCATAACAGAAGGATCAATAACGCCATTAAAGAAGTCAATCGCGTGCTGAGTGTCTGAGGTAACTTCAGAGAAAAGAACCTCGTAGGCATTTGTCTGCTTAAAATCTTCAGCAAGCTTGTGCCCGTCTCTAACTTTCTCAAACTTTCTTCCGTCATCAGACTTCTCTCCATAAGAGGTGAGAATAAGCCATTCAAAAGTATCGAGAATCTCTTTGGAATCCTGTCTCTCAAGCATTTTTGTAATGCGAGCAACAAGACCGCCATCAGCACTTACCTGAAGACGCATCAACTCTGTCTTAGAGAGGTTAAAATAGAAAGTCTCCTCTCTTTCGTTATCATCGAAATCTGTGTACTTTACTTTCTTTGCTAACATTTGTTAAGCCTCCTTAAGCTATTTATTGTCAGTTCTTGGTATAGCCAAGAACAGTCAGAACCTCATCCGGAAGAGGAAGTCTTGCCTCAGTGCCTGTAGAATCTCCATCCGTACCATACAGAATGTCCTCAAGCTGTTTCAGCTTCTCAGGATCTGTAGTCTTAGAATTGATTGTGATGTTTGCAACCGGACGAGCATTTGGAACAACAGTTACCGGAATCGGAGTAGTCGTAATCTCATAAGAGAATGTAATAGCTTCCGGACTATCGTTAACCGTCTGATACTGTCTCTCGGAAGGAGAAGCCGTCGCATTGTAGATCAAATGCAGCTTATAGCCATTGTCGGCATCGAGTGCATCCTCAGCGTCATCTCCGATGAGTGTTCTAAACGCAAGACCAAATGTGGATCTCTTCTGCTGTCCGAGAATCACTCCCTTAACGGGCTCAATAGAACCATCGCAGAGTTGCCATTCATCCGGGTAGATATAGCACTCAACGGTAGCACCAAACTCCTCGGCACCGCGAAGAGAACCGTACTTAATGTTGTCTGCATAGAATGCATTCTCATCTGCCCCAGAGGGAGACTCTGTAACAGAAGTAAGACCATTCCAGACAACACCTTTCGGATATGCTCCTTTTACCTGAGGATAGAGAACGCCATGATCCACGCCAGTCTCATACCTCTTTTCACCTACGGCATCCCAAACCAGTTTAGCCATGATTAATATTTCCTTTCGTCATTTGTTGTTTTATTACTAACGATAGAGAACAGTTGTGCAGGTGAATTAAATGAAAGTTTTTCTTTAATCCAAAAAGTTATCTATCGAAGCTACCTAAATTTAAGTAAAATAAAAGTCCCTACTCTAATTGCAAGTAAGGGCCTATGATCTTTATTCTTTATTTTGATCTTATCTTCCAAAGAGTCTCTGGATTACATTTCCAACATTGATTTGTCTCTTTAGAATATTAAATGCCTCTTCTGGAGTTTGAACGTTTGGCATATTAATACCATTCTCCTTGCAGAGGTTCATAAATGCAGTCTTACTATCTCCACCATGAGAAGAAACGTAAGACTTTGCCCCATCCAAAGGATTCGAGGCAGGTGTTTGAGTGGAAGATGCACTTCTTTGGAACATGTCAAGAATCGGATTACTCATCTTTCTCACCTCCAAGGTCTTTGACAAGCTTGTTAACTTTGTCAGCAAGCTTGTCAAACTCTTTTGTTGTGACATAAACTGGGGTTTCTTCTTTCATCTCGGCATCATCCATTGGAACAACCCGAAAGCCTTTCAAAGTTGGATAACCTGCAGCATCCGTCATCTTCGCCCAAATAATGGAATCTGTCTCATCCATTAAGAGAATTGAAGAATCCGGAGGAAGAGAATAGGCTTTTGCACCATTCTCACCATGCACCTGAGGGACTTTAATAGAAGGCTCCTGTTGCATTGAGGCTTGTGGCCGAGTAAACCGATTGTAGCCATAAGCAGGAACTCCAAAATTATAAGGATTATACGGATTCATAAGTAACACCTCCTACACTCCATTTTGATCGTCAATTCTTTATCGGTAGTTGCTCGACTTTACTAAGCAAGACCTTTCCTTCTCCAGTGACGTCATCAAGTTCGAAATAAGGAACCGAAAGATCTTTAATTGTCTGGAGGTCATCAAACGAGATAGATCCATCTTCGATAGCTTTTTTACTAAGAGCCATGAATCTATCTCGTAAGAGTGCCACATTGGCTTGCTTAAGTTTAGCGTCGTTGTCTGCCATGCCGGTTAAAACACCATCAACGTTGTCAAGACGTCTTGAGAGCTCGCCCAAAATATCCTTCCTCATCATTCTTTTAGAGAACCATGAGGACGAGATCACGGCAACCAACACAGACGCAATGCTTGCAACTATCGTACTAAGCCAAGGTGGCATACTCTTTACCCTCCCTAGCCTTTAAAGTGACTGCATGATCGTAATCTCTGCTACTCGTTTGGAATAATAGCTTACGATGCTTTCATCTGGATTCTGAATCATCTCGAAAAAGTTCTTGGCATGTGCCAACTCCTCTTTTGACATAGCCAAGAACTTGTCTGAATCTGCTTTCGAGGTTTTCTTCAGCCAGAGCGCTTTCTTTGCATAATCTTCCGCATCATTAAGCTCATCGCAGAGATAGTTTTCCAGCTGGTTTATGCTCATCCGGCGGTGACTGTAGAGGAGGCTGCCTGAGATCCACTAGGAGTCCAGGCAACGAATCTCCCAAGTGCTCCCAGAATATTCTGAGTCTGCTGAGCGTTATTGATGGCATTTTGAGCAACACCAAGCTCTCTGTCTCTATCCTCCAGACGATCCTGAAGCATCTGCGTCTTAATGCTGCAGCAGCACTGATCCATCTGATAAGCAAGCTGACTGATCTGCATTGCAAGCTGATTCGTCTGGTTCTGAAGCTGCTGAGAGATACCATCAAACCCGCCCTGAAGGGTCTGATTCACGCTATTGAATCCCTGCACCGCATTGATCTGATTTGCATGGTTCTGCTGCTGAAGAATATTCGTCTGGCCGTTAATAAGCTGAGCGGTCTGATAGTTATTGTCAGCGGTAGCAAGAGCAATATTATTAAGGCCAGTGTTTACAGTCTGATTGTTAATCATGCTCTGCACATCAGTCACTGTTGCAACATTGGGAGGAACTGCCGGACCAGGATTGCGGTTCCAACCACCACCCATAGCTCCAAAGAACAGGAAGATCAGAATCAGCCATCCAAGGCCATCTCCATTGCCGAAACCAGAGCGATTACCAAGCATCGCGGCAATGTCCCCAAGAGAATAATTTGAACTTTCCATAAGGTTCCCTTTCTCTGCTTTGTTCTGAAGCAGTAAGAAATGAGTAAAAATATTTAGTTTTTGTAGATTGACTATCTGTGCAAGGGTATCAGCTCCTTTCTATCTCGGATATTACATTGGCAGGGATTTAATAAGCTGTTTTACAATTTCCTTGTCGGTGTCAGACAATTTTGTATAGGAGTTAATCACAGTGGTCACATCCTCACCACTAACGATTCTTGCGTGATTGCATTCCTTGCAATAATTCTAAGAATAAACATTGGCATTAGGACACACCTCCCATACTAACTCTCACCTTTCTTAACACTCATTATTATCTCCTATTATTCTGCCCGATAATATCAGAATAGGCCGAAAACGGCCTCACTTCGCTCGGCTCGCTGCGTACGCAGCTCGTAATTTTTAATGGATCAGGTAGTAGCCCAAAACACCGAACCAAGAAGCCGACGCAGCGTACCTAAATGCGTAATCAAATGTGCCTTTAATAAATGACAGGACTACCCAAAATATAACTACAGACGCCTGTGCCACCGTTATTGGGATTGTTCTGACAGAATTTGCAAGCATCTTTAACTTGTTCTGTGATGTAGTCCTTGTTTACGTCTGCATATGATTTTCGTACAAGTTCATATATTTCTTTGTCTGTCATAAAGTGCCTTTTACTTATAAAGACTCAATTACCAGTGTAGCAATCAAGCCGCCAATAATAAGAATAAGTATTCCCATAGAAGTGCCTTTAAATGTACCTTTAAGTTACATTGTTTCTTTGCTTATCGTATAGCTCGTAATTTTAATGGATCAGGTAGTAGCCATCAGGTATCATTGTGTTTAATTCTTGCGTGATTGCATTGCGTTCTGCAATAATCACTTCATCGGACCTGCTGCCCATTGGCTGTGATATAAATACTTTAACCATTGGATTCCTCTAAGCCTCAATTTTTGAGTACAGAAAGATAGGTTTTAGTTCCTTCTTTCTTACAAGCATATCCTGTACCCTTATCTGTTACGACATACAGCCAAGTGTTGCCTTCTGTATCGTACTTGTAGTACCCATACCAAGTAACAACATCATTCTTATGAAGAACACTAATAATGCTTGCGCTTGTCTTTCCATCAGAACGAAGCATTAAGGAGCTGCAAGAAACCTTAAACCGTTTTCCAAATTTTGCAGAAGCATCTTTATAAGACTTTCCTGCTATAGGTTTGGTTGTCGTTGGCTGCGTCGCAGTTCCGACATAGCGCAAGACCTTATTCCAGGGATAGTTTCTGTAATTCCTAATAAGAAACTCTTTTCCAGTCTGATCTCCAGTAAGTCTTCCTACAACGGTTCCTCGTTCATCAATGGAGGCTTCCACTTCTTTTCCATTGCCACAGAACATTGCCGTGTGATGCTTCAGATTTAAAAGAACGTCACCTCTTTGAAGACCTCTTCCAGTCTTTAAATCAACTTCTGCAGTCACGTCCTTAAACCCACACTTCTTAAATGCACCAAGCATATTGCCAGTATAAGAAGCGCCGTTTTCCTTTGCAGGAACACCATTTGTCTGCCATGCTGTAATGACTGCCGAAGAGCAATCATAGTCAGGCCCCCAACGATGTACCTGGGAATATCCATGAGAATTGTCTCTTGCCGTTTTCTCCATCCAGGAGATAGCAGCTTCAATTGTCTGTTGTGTCGTCATCCACTGCCTCCTCAGATTTCTTATTATTAAGACTTGCAACATCAGTTGCAGACTCTGCTAACATATAAATAAGAAGCGATCCAAATGCCATAATAATGGATGTTACCTGTGCAATAGATCCCTCGCTTACGTGGAACGCTGTAAGTAATGCGGAAACAAAGGCAACAAGTGCCACCCAAAATTTTCTACTCGTCAGTTTCCTCAGAAATGTCTCTTTGTCCATCTTTCATTTCCTCATGATTCTTTCCGTGCTGAATGATTGCTCCGCAAACAAGTTCAACAACTCCTGGTGCTAAAATACATCCCTCAAGTACGGATGGTTCTTCGCCTTTAATCAGCCATGAAATAAAGAAAGCAATGCTCCAAAAGATAATGTAGAACGTTGCTGCAATAATGTATTTATCTAGAGTTTTCATTTCTTAAAAGTATAGTGTATAAACATCGTGATAAAGGCCGTCTGCAATATATTGTCTGTCCCAAGTAATATATTTAAAAGTTTCTCGTAGCGCATCAAACAATTTGCTGGTTGGGCTTTTATAGATGTTTATTATCGAATATCGACCATAAGTTACGAAATTACCATTATCAGCTTTCATATCAAATGGTCCATTAAACTCGTATCTAATACAAGGATAAGCCATTGTAGTATTAGATCCGGGTTGGAAATAGATATGGTCACAGATAGTGTGTAACTTCTTGGATAGTTCCAATCTGTCCCTCATCTCATACCGCTGCCTCTTCATCCTTGTAGACTTCGCCAAAAGTCAAAATTAACCTTGGCGGCTGAACATCAACGCTTGACACACGCCATTTCCCACCGCCGAAGGTTATGTATAAAATTTTATGGAAGTTATTAAGTAGATAAGGATCAGCGACAACACTTAGTTGGTTGTTAAGTTTTATGTTCTGGTTGATACTATTTGGCTCTTGATTAGACTTGTAGTTCTTTAAGAGGTTCCCAAAGTAGTCATGTTCTACTGGTTTGCTCTCCCATACGTCCGGCTCAGTTTCAACCTGTTCGACATAAGCAATCTTGCCATACCAAACCATGTTAATAACCTCCATTTTGAGCATACTTTACTTTAGATTAGTTTAAACTAATCTCAGGTTCCGCTAGTGGACGAACCAGAAGTAGGCTTAGCTGCGGTGGGCTTGAAGTAGAACGTCACTGCGCTATAAGGCTTCACCGAAGCACCAGACAGTCTGGTCTCATACAGGCAGATCTTGGTGTTCGTATCGAGATCGAAGTCATCGAAGAAATCGGTCTTAGCTCCGCCATTGGTACCAACGTTGTAATCCTGAAGGTTAACACTAACACCAGCAACGTCATACTTAGTCTTGGTGTTACCAGTGCTGTCAGGGATCTCGATCTTAAGACCAGTCATCGGCTCAACAGTCTGGATCTTTGCAACTCTCATTGCAGTAGCAACCTCATCCTCGGACTTATACATCCGCTCACCGATGCCATTCTCAAGAAGCAGAACATTGGTAAGATTATCCTCAGTGGTGAAGAAGGTCATGTTGCCAGAACCCTTGTACAGCTTACGAGCCTTAAGCTGAGCCTTCAGAAGAGCCTTTGCCTTCTCGTCATCAGTTGCGTTCGCGGAGACCTCAACCGGGAACTTAATGGTGTAGAGATCATCGTCATTGAAGACAGGGCGAATGTTAGCCTCATGGATCTTGTCATCATCAGAAGTCTCTCTGCCATCACCAATCAGAATGGCACGAGCAACCTCCTCACGAAGCATCATCTGCATCTCACCCTTCAGCCAAACAAGGATGTCGAAATCGGTAATATCATCAATGTCATCCTTATCAATTCTCTGCTTACAGGTAATGGTCTGAGGGTAGGTTGCACGCTTCAGCATCGTGAAGACCTCTTCCTTCTTATACTTACCCTTCAGATAACCTCTAGCTCTTGCCTCCTCCTCGGTAATGTTAGCGTGAATGGACTTAACACGAGCAAACGGAGTACGATGAACAGTGTTCAGAACCACGTCCACCCAGTCCATATTGCGAGTGATAAAATCAGGCTGAGGATTGATAGCCTTAGCATCAGGGAACATGTAGTCAATATCCTTAATGCCATAGTCAGTTCCGGGAGTACCATTCGGATACCCATCAGTATGAGCAATAGCTCCGCTCTCAATCGCAGCAGAGTATGCCTCCTTTAGAGAACCACCACCAAGAGTCTTGGCATCATGCAGAAGCTCCTGGAACTGATCATGGGAAATGAACTCGCGCTGCTCGGAATGGCCAGTCTCTCCATAAGTGTCAAATGCGTTGTGCTTCAATTTCTTATCCTCCTCATTGGATTCAGTATTATCGTTTTCAGACTCATCGTCTGTAGCATCTGTGTCATCCTCATCGGACTCAGATGTCTTTCCTTTCTTGGCATCCTCAACTGCCTTACCTACAATGTAATTCAGAACAAGTCTCTGCTTTTCATTGAATGTATCGAGAACGTCCTGAATAGTTTCCTCATTCTCGGGAGCACTCTTTTTAGTAGTATCCTGAGTCATCGTATCCTCCTTATTATTTTCCTCGGCGTGCTTAATACGATCGTCTTCAGATTTGTCGTCCTCAGCTTTATCCTCGGTATTGCCAGTGAGTTCCTTCTCGGTATCCTCAATTGCTTTGCCAACGATATAGTTAAGGACATCTCTCTGCTCCGGAGTAAACGTATCAAGAACATCCTGAACAGTTTTCTCATCATCCTTCGCATCTGACTTATCATCGCCAGAAGCTTCAGAATCTTCATGAACTATGATGTCGCCATACCCACCGAGAAATGCGATTTCAGCTTCGCCTTCTCCGATCTCAAAGGAATGCTCAATCTCATCATAGTCCATATCTCCATGGGCAATCGTATCAACAACTGCAGTACGATCGGCTCCTGCGAGAACAAGTGACACCTCACGAATTACTCCGTGAAGAATGTCAGAACCTTTGCGCTTAATATTATTCGCCCAGATAGAGAATGCATTCACGTCTCCATGACGAACTGCTTCTTTGGCGTTACGACCATTCGGAGTGTCATTGCAATATGCATAGACATACAAACCATCGGGTCTTTCCTCACACACAGCGTGGCCAAGTACCTCTCCAACTGAATTGTGCTGATGCTGCCACACGAGAGGAACGGTCTTACCATCCATGTCATGGAAGCAACCACGTCTAATTACAGTTCCATCAGTGCAACGAATGTCATTCTTTGTTGCATATCCGGCGAAATCGTAACCCTTATTTGGCATACGATTTAACCTCCTATTTGATTGTTAAGTACCATATCTACCAAATCTCCACGCCCTGAAGCATGTTCATTTTGATCAGGTAAAGAACCAGCTCCCTGTTTTATTTCTTCGGTTGACTTGTTTAGATTTGGATTTCTAAGCTCTGTAGCAGACTGCTCTTTAGAGGGTTTCAAACCAATCTTTGATCTGATCTCGTTTGCTGTCATGATTTCATTGCGTCTCATTTTGTCTGCAATATCAGCGAGCTGAGATACAGGAACAAGTTTAAACGGATCTCTAAAGAAGACAATTCTTTGTCCTTGTGTTCTTGCTGTCCGAGATAAGAACTTGCGAGTCATTTCATCGCAAAGGGCAGCGCAGATTGGAGATATGGTATGATCGAAATAATTTATATACGTTTGTTCATCAGCTGTGCCATCAATTATTGCTTGCGTAAGTCCAAACTCGTTATAAAGTTGCGTTGTTAAGTCCTTCACCTGCTGCCATAAGTTATTCTCAAGAGACCGATTCAGCTGCACAACTTTTTCGGTTCCATCGATATAACCTACACCAAGAGGCGATCCCGTTAACTGGTCAATAAGATCTTGACGCCTGTTATCAGCTTCTTTACGTTTTTGTTCAGACTTAATTACGTAAGGTAATTGAATAATCAGATCGAGCTTTCCAGAAACATTTTGCGCATTATAAGCATCAAGCCTCTGAATTGTTCTAAGAAGGTTCTGCAGAGTTGAATTTGGTTCATTCATTACTGAATAGAATGGATTCTCAACAATAGCAACTGCCTTCTTAGGCATCATAAGATACTCATGCTTACCATTAAGTTCGTTATAAACTTCTACACGAACTTCAGTTGGGTACCAAGACTCGATTCTTCCTACACGCATGGAAAGAATGTCATACGAGTCACTATCAGTCGTTGGATCACTGCTTGTATTAATCGGAACAAGTGCTATACATCCCTCGTCAAACATCGATTGAATTGCATCTTGTTTAAAAAGCATTCCAGTCTGATCCAAATTGGCTGAAAGCGTCAAGCATTCATTCAAGCCATCTTTAATTGTTTCTGTATAATCCCCTTCTTCATTAACTCTTGCATGAACAATATCAATCATTGCCGTGTCAAGAGCAATTCGGTTAAGGACTTTAGCTACTACAGCTTTTGCACTCGTGAGTCGCCCGTGGAATCTATCTGGACGCGAGGAATAAGCATAACCTGATTGTACAAACTGCTGAATTTTTTCTTCCGTCGGATCTCTACTCATAAAGGCATTCCATCCAGATCGAAGCCTTTGAAACACTGTTGCCATTGTGCCTCCCACAATACTTAATTTTCTCAAAAGCAGAATTTATGAAATCGAATACAAAATCATAAATACTACTTCAGATTCTTGGTTAAATTTTTCAGTTCTCTTTTACCACTACATTCTGAAACTTCTTGTAGGCATCCAGATACCACTCGTGATCGTCCCCGTTATAGGTCAGCTCATAGTACATACCATCAAAAAGAGTGGAGCTAAGCAGGTACTTCCAGTTCTGCAAGGTCTTGCACTTCCAGACTGTAAACACCGTAAAGTCTGGCATCGGATCAGATTTATCCAGATGCTCCATGATGTAGTCCTTTGCAATTTCAACTGCTCTTTCATCAAAGTTAATCATTTCTTTCCTCCAACTTAAAATTTCCGTTATCTACTGCTCACACTACTTGGCCTACTACGCTCTTGTTGTTCTATTCTTTCATGTTCAAAGTTGTAATTCATATTAGAAATCATATCCGGCAGGAAATTAATAGACTGATGACCAATCTCTTTAATGATTCGTTCAGTGTTATATTTTCGATAAAGATTATTAATTTCTTCATCCGATATTTCATTAGAGTTTTTAACTTTAGTACTCGAAGTATCGAATATAATCATTGGACGTTTAGCATGATAAGATGAATACTGCTGATCATTTACATCTACCAAAGCACCATAACCTTTCTTTTTGAGTTCTCCGTAGAATTTATCTTGGACTCCTAAATTTGGTTCGTCGTGAAAAGTAAGTGTAAGATTTAGGGCTTTATACAGTGATACTTTTTCCTTGTCTGTAAGTTTGGATGGATCTTTGTGCAAAATATTTTGTGCTTGCGACAATAGTTTTTGCTGTCCTGGTCGCCGCATTGAAGTTTTTGCAGCCATTATGGAATCTGACAAATCCTGCTTGAACTGTTTATCGTGAATAAGTTTCACGGTGGCTTTTGCAGCAGTATCATCAGATGCAACTTTTATGTCTTTTGTATTCCGAAGATTCAATTTATAGATCTTCATATTCATGGCATCTTTAATTGCTTGTTCATCGCCAGAATGTTTTGCTGCATATTGTGCCCTATTTTTAAGATTCTTTCCAAAGAGTCCTTCATATTCATTCACATCGTGCTTTTTATACGTTGCATAATATGCAAATTTTTCAAAGTCTTTCGAACTTTGGATACGAGACAGTTTTGTGTTTGCTTTTAGAACAGTATCTACCTCATTTTTTCCGAGAACATATGTCGCAAACTTCTTTTTATCAGTTTTGAGCGTATTCACAGTAGTATTCAGTAGTTTTTTGTAACTTCGATCTGAATACTGTGCCGTTTTATCAGATCTTGTGTGCGAGTTATTCTTCACAGAAGTATCATTCCGATATCTCGCTATTCCTGCAGGAGTTAGATGTCCATATCTATCTTCAAATCTCCTGATACCCCACTTCTGACCTAGGATGCCGTAATGAGATAAATAATAAGGAGAATTGTCTATGGTCCAGCAATAATCATTCAATGTTATTCCTCCTTATTTTGATCATCCAAAAGCATCCGGATTGAGCTTGTATGCTACGAATGCATCCATAAGTGCTGCTACTGCATCAATCTTTGCTTCATATGACTTTTTACGTAGTTTTTTGTTTCCGTTGGTATCTTGTATTACAATGCAATTTCCCATTGTATAAGAAAAAAGATCCTGATCAAAGACCAGCATCTTTTGTTCCGCAAGTTTCTTCAATTCTGTTAATGGAACCGATTCAGTCTTAGCTCCCTGGATTACTTTCTCTACTCCAAATGGAGAATTCTCAGTGCACCAACGCTCAATGAACTCCTTTGCATTATATGGATCATATCCAACGCAGCAGACATCATACTCGTGTTTTTGTATATATGCGTCTAGATCATCGTACACATCCATCATCCGCAATATCGTTCCTGGCATTACCACCAAAGATCCTTCTCTTTGAAATGATTCATACTTAACTCGCATAGATGCCGGAAGTTGAGCCATTGTATATTCAGAAATATAATCTATTGTTTTAATTCCAAATCGACCATCTGGCAAAGGAAACAAGAAAGTAAATGAACAGAAATCTCCTCCTTGTGACAAGTCGCATCCAAGTGCGCATTGCATCTTGTCATAATTCTGTGGATATGCTATGTTCTTTATCTCTGCATATGTAAAGAAATACGTATAGCCTTCCATGGGGAGTCCGAAACGCTTTGCAATAATATCGTTTCTTGCTGCTGGTGCATTTTCGGCTCTATCCACATCTCGTTTATAGACTTCATAAGTTACAGTCTTTCCGAGATTAGGATTTGCTTTGATCCACATCGACTGATCATTTACTTCTTTCACATCATCAAGTTTGTACCACCAGATAGAAACATTCGGAGCTGCGTACTCCCCTTTCAAGATCTTCATCAATTCGATTTTTACATCATCGCCAGGGCCATTTCTTACAGTACCTTCCGATGACGTTGCCACAATGAGATAATTTGATACCTTGGAAGCACCCTGTTCAATAGCACCAATAGGATCTTCCCTAATGTCCACAGAAAGCCATTCATCTATTGTTGCTACCTTGCAATGAAGACCCTGAAGCTTATCAATCCGCATTGGAAGAATCTTTATGATGGAATCAGTTAAGAAATTCTGAATACCCTTCTTTGTAGATCGAAGCTTTCTATTCTTATCAGAACCACTTTCACCAAGATCCGTAAGAAACTGAAAAGCAGGTCCTTTTGCTCTTGTAATCGCAGTAGAAATTGGTTGAAGCATCTCTTCTGCCATTTTCATTGTAGGCGCAGTAACTATCTGCTCCGTTGTCTTTGGATCGCAAGTCAAATAATATGCTTGAAGTGATGAGTCATACAATGTCTTAGCAGCACCTCTGGCAACTATTAGGTATTGTTTGTTTACAAGGCGTTGCTTGATCGTTCGTTTTACAGTACGTTTTAGTTGCGGATCATAAATATCCATGTCAACAAATTCATACCAACCAAGAATCGATTCTGCCCATAGTTTGAAACTATTTAATAAATGTAGATCCGATCCATCAGTTAATGTTAGTTCGTTTTCACAGAATCGTATGTACCTTTCAGTTGCATCCGGATCGTAGTAATAGTTTGGATTCTTTATTAAGCGATCTATTCTATTCATCTCCATCTCAACGGTGTGACAAACAGGGATCTCTCCTCGTATTACAGCGTCCCTAAATTCTCCATAGTATCTAGGAGTCGCGGTATTTGATAACAATGTTTCTTTACCTCCTCCTTCTACTGTGTTATAATCCATCCGAGGTGGATTTTGAGAATGAATATTAAACATTATAAGAAACAATCTATCGTTCCAATTTCTGAGAAAGAACTTCTCAATGAACTTGGCATAGTGTTATTCAGAGCGGGGGATAAGAACTCAGAAATGGCTTATGTTGATCATCAAATACCGTGTACTCAGGTACAATCCCAAGCTGTTTCTTGATTGAATCCAAAATTGACTCATTCTGTTTTGCCATTGCTATCCTCCTTTCTTTTTAAGTTAATCTAGTTCAACAGTTTTGATGTAGTTTTCAATCCAATCAGAACCGCGTTTTGCTTGCGCAGATTTTTCTAATGATTTAAGCTGCTGATTCATTACTTTATTCCAATCGAGTCGATCTTGAATATCATTTTCATCAAGTTCGTCTCTTTCGCCCCCTCTAATTGCTGATTCTTTTGGTGAAGTTCCAAGTATAATTAGAGGCTTGTCATTATAAAAATTTGGATCCGTTCTAAGAAAATCTTTATCAGCTATTTGAACTCCTTCACAAATAACTTTCCTGCCATTCTTGTATTCTCTTGCAGAAAATTCATCCATCGCCTTTATAATATTATCTGAGATTTTAATTCCTTCTTTATGAGATTTTTCAAATGTTGGAACGAATTCCTTCCAATTCTTCACATGCTTATTTAAATATGAATTGAAAGATTTATTCTGAAGTTCTCTTTTCGATTCTTCACTCATTGGGTTTAAATAGGAATCCAAATTAATCCAATCGGTCTCACCGTCATCGGCCATAAAAGATGCGACGGTTGATTTGCCAGAGCCAGAATATCCAGTTATATACAAAGTATTGTATTGCGGTGCTTTGCCCCAACGATCAAGATTTGATGATTTAGCATTCTTAAGCCTTTGAAGAGCCGGAGATGAATGAATCTTTTTTACTACTAGAGGATAAGGAGGACCATTCCTTACGCCCCATTTCTGACCCTGGACACCATGATGAGAAATATAGTCTAAATTACTCGTTACCATAGTTTTATATCCCCTTTACTTCTTTCTACTGGGCTTGTTGGAGTAAGTCTTTCAAGAGTACCATAATGAGATTGTTTAAATCAAACGCTGCTGGGTCATGATTTGTTACCTGTTCAATTGTGATGGGATTTAAGTGATGAATGAGAATAGACGAAGAGTGTCCCATCATCCATATACTTTAAGTCTGCAAGGTTACTGTAGTGAACCTCTTCTGCTGCAATCGTCACCATTGCAGGAGCATTGCTTAGAATCGACTTCTTACGAAAAAAGTAGATTTAAACTATTCGGAATAAAGAACAGATTTTACAGTTCCGACAGGGATATCGAGAGAGTTGGAGATTTCATCAATAGACTTTCCAGAAGCTCTCATCGATTGGATTTTGGAGTTTCTAGTCTCAATGTTTGCGATTCGAGTCACGTCTTTGCTACCCTCTTCGACAGGTTGCGTATCATAAATTGCTTTGAGCGTAAATACTCCAGTCGTTGCCGCAAGACCAGCAACAGTCTCTTTTGCAGCCTTTCCAACCATAAAGTCTCCAACAGTTCCCTTGCCTTTTAGTTCTATATCAGACATTGTTTTGCTAGTAACGGCATATGTAGCATCCGCGTCAGGCATGACGATCACAGGCTTACTACTATGATATCTACTCTGATACATGTCGTTATAGTCTTGAATAGCATTAGCGCCTTGTTTCTTAAGTTCTGCGGCATATTTATTCATGATGGATGCGCCCTTTTCACCATGCATAGCTTGCGTAGTTATGTTGGTATTAAAAGCATTGTATGCATCCTTCATAAGCTTTCTTTCGGATGTGTTTTTATCAGAGTTTAACAAAGCATTATATGCTTTAACTCTCTTCTTTCCTCCAGAAGCATTCGCTCCCCATTGCTTTGCTCCTTCGGCTGCAGTATCGAGAACATCTTGTCTAAATTCAGCATCGTTCTTAAATAGTTTTGCGAAAGTTTTTCTTGCTTTCTCATCACTAGCCACATCGTATCCTCCGTTTCGCATCACGCTACGAACTTCCGGATTGAAATTCATATCTCTTACTTGCGCTTTTGCAGTTTTCATAGCGCTTTTAACTGCTTCAGCGCGTTCATTAGATAGCGGTGTTTCTGGAAGAGGATCGCCAGCTTTTCTAAATACAGTATGAACTTCCTCTAGCGCTTTTGCTTTTGCGTCGTCATCCGAAAATCCTTTGCTCTTCCAATAGTCTTTTAATTGATTGGCTGCAATATCATCTCTAGCGGTCTTAACAGATTTCCTTCGAATACTATTACCATAAGTACCAGCATACTTAATCTTGTCTGTGCTCTTGTAAGAACCATACCAAGTATAGGTGTTAAGATTTTCATCAGAACCTTGTGCAACAACTCTTTGAAGCGGAACATCAATGTGCTCATCTCGAGTGTAATCATGATATTTTTTAACAGCAACTGTAGTTGCAGCAACTGCCACAGTAACTGCTGCTGCAGCAGCGATTGCTCGTTCTGTATTAATCTTTTTGTCGGCCGCTTTCTCAGCATCTTCTCTGCTCATACCTTGTTCCATATATTTCCCAACAAGGTTCGTTTTATGCCGAGTGAAAGTCTTTTCACCAGTTTGTTTATCAGTTACTCTCGAATGTGTAGCATCGGAAATCTTTTGCTTAAGGTTCTGACTAGCATTTTGAACACTACTAAGTATGTTTTTACCGGAGGAATTCTTATGAGATGTCCTACTCAACCCAGAAGATCCATACTGCCGTCTTGCGATTACTCCTTTTGAGTCAGATCTATGGTGCTCTGCGGGGCCATGGCCATGGTCTCTATCGGCATATCTCGCTTCACCATCCGCCGTATATCGACCGCTTTCGTCTTGGTATCTTCTTACCCCCCACTTCATTCCATGAATTCCAAAATGTTCCAAATACTCAGATGGGTTTCGGAAGGACTCGTCAAGATTCCAATAATAATTATTCATAGGTGCAATCCTCCCTCTATTATCCTGTCATCCTTTGAGTTCTTTAACTGCAAGAGCAATGCCAAGCGAAGAACTTGTTATTGTAAGACCAGTACCAACGACAGTAAGAATATTCTTTACAGTCTGAGCACCACGATCAGTTTCTGGAGCATTGAAAATATCATTGTACTGACGCTCCAGAAGTTCTCTATTCACGGCAGTTCTTAATTCCTGATCAGAGTAATTCGAAAGATCAAGTCTCTTTCTCGACCGTCCCTTAGGACTTTGCTGAAGCTGATTGACTGCGTTAGCAATTGATCTTTGCGCGTTTGACGCTTCGTTTATCACTTTTGCAGATCTCTCAAGATCTTCTTTGACCCAGCGTTTAGCATTTCGATCTCGATTAACTCTTGTGGTATCGTCAGTATTAACTTTGTTTTTTTCTTTCCTGTTTTCGTTCTCGTAAATATCGCGATTCCTTCTGGCAAGTCCTTCCTTTGTATATGTGCCATCTGGATTTTGATATCTTCTTACCCCCCACTTCATTCCCAGAATACCGTAATGAATGAGGTCATATGGTGTTTCTGAAGTTAAGCTGCAGTAATCATTGGTCATTTCTTTCTCCTTAGAGACAAAAGAAAAGAGCTACTAATTTTACAGCAGCTCTTGTGTTTATCTTGTGTATTTATTTAATTTAAAAGAAGTACCGCTTGACAAATAATTCGTATTAGTCTCCTGACTCCAATTTGTATCTAATTCGAACTTCAAGCTCTTCTATGTACTTCTGCTTTGCGTCCAGAGCAAATGGGCTTGTTGGGGGATCGAATAGTAAAGATACATACTCTACTACAAAAGTCTTTACCATGTTGAATCCTGTATCAGGAATTAGATCACTCCAGGTCTCATCTTCTCCAGTAACTTCAAAGTTGTCAGCGTAGTAATATCCGATTTGGATAAGCGTTGAAATTGCAGTGTTTATGTAATCAATAATTCTCTGGTCAAAAGCCGTATAAGTGTCTACAATTAAGAGGCCATTTTTTACGGTTTTAAGAATGCTCTTAGGTGTTTCTGCCATAAAAATTACCTCCATGGACAGGTATCATTTTCACTTCTTTCTGTGGGAGCGGATGGAATAATAGAAGATTCATCCCCGTAATGAATTGCGTTGTGTGTTGCATAAGAAACGGTAATAAGATTATTCAGGTCGAATACTGCCTCGTCGTGATTTACGATTTGTTCAAGTGTTAAGGGATTGAGATGGTGAATAAGAATTTTGTTTGGTTTTATAATTGGTCTTTCTGCAATTCCCAAATCGCACCCATTATCTCTTGCAATAACCTGATTTCGCACATGCTTCCATTCGGAAGAAGCATAGAGAATCTGATTAACTAATCTATGCCCTCCGAATGTAGTTTTAGTAGGTATACCGTTCAATTTTAAGTATTCGAAACGCTCCTCAAAGGTTGGAAGCTCTATTAATTCACTATAGGTTCGAAATGTCACATAAAGCCTCCCATAGTCGTCAGTGCTCTGGACTATAATAGTTATAAAACTTATTTGTCAGTGTAGGACTAAGTTTAATATTATACTCTTTAATCTTACTAATAAGTCTTGTAGCGAGTTCTTTTCTATACTGTGGTTCTGCCCAATTGAAGAACTTTACTGCGGAAACAACATGTGCTCTGGTATCAAGAGGGAATTTCTTCTGTTCCGGAATTCCATAGTAAATACCATTCCCATCGTCTGCATGAGATACAACTTTCCTGCTATCTTTTTTGATTTTTTCAAAGACTGCTTCTGCATCTGCACCTGTCAAATTACCAATACCGGACGATTCGATAAGGGTCTTGATGTATTTAAGTTGCTCTTCCGTTGGAGTAGTGCCTAAAGAAGAAAGGTCCATGACACCACCTTTCAGTATATTGTCGGCAAGTGTCTCAACGGATCTTTCTTTTAAAGATTCTGAAGCTGTAATTGTTTTATCGGTTGTTTTGCTCTGGCTTGCGTCTTTCTTTGACGTAGAAGAACCAGCCATACTCTTTTTTGCTGCTGTACTCTTCTCTTTAGTGGAACTGCTTCCAGAGGACTTTCCTGATGATTTCGCTTTGAAGACATTTCCAGTAGATGATGTGGATGAACTTTTTCCAGAACCAGAACTCTTATTAGAACTAGCAGTTTTCTTGCTGGATGATCCTGAACTAGAACTCTTTTTAGACGATCCCGAAGACTTTTTCTCGGAACCAGAACCCTTTTTAGATGAGCCACTCTTTTTCCCAGAACTCTTTTTCTTCTTAGAGTCCTCTTCCGATTCGATTTCCGGTTTGACGTTATAGTTTTTAACCTTTGTAGAAGCCTTTGCATCCACATCGGCAAGATACTCTCTTCCAGCTTTTGAGTTCTCGTCAATCTTATTATCTCTTAGATAATCTCTTGCTTCTTTATCTCTATCCTTTAACCATTGCGAAAGCTCTCTAGCATCTCTACCTCCAAGTTCTTTTCCAGACGCTACAATATTCCCAGAGGTTCCTCGTATTAAAACTTTAGAACCATCCTTTGCTTCAGCAATTCCATAATCAGTGTTGCCAACCCACTGAAAGTTCTTTGTGTTCTCTCCGCCATGAGCTTTCATGAATGAATCAAAGTCATCATTGTCAGCCCACTTGTATTTATGCGTCTGATAATACCAAGCGTTATAGGCATCTTGTTTTTCTTTTGTCCAATTCTTAGAGAGATGTGCTTTTCCATGAGCAATTACGCCTAATGAATTTGTATCGAGGTCCCACATATAATCATTCATAGTTATCCCCCTATCTATTCTTCTTGAATTACATATGACTTGAATGCATCAATTGCGGCAGCATATAATTTGTCTCTGGACTCTGCGGCTTCAAGTGCTTTAATCTTGGCTTGCATCAGTTGTATCTCCATGTCATGTTTCTCTTGTGCCATACGAGTATCTTGAGATCCAAGTTTTGCAAGATACACCAATTCCATTCCAGAAGCTTTGTGATTTCGTACTCTATCTTCAATTGCATCTAAAGCAAACATGGCCAACTGTGTTTCACGACCGTTTGCAGTAGTTGCGGGTTCTAGCTCTGGAAGTTTTTTCCAATGAACTTCCTCTTCATCGGAGTTCTTCCTCTTCTTCATATCCTTTCACATCCTTTCATTTATCTTTTCAGTATCTTTGTGGTAGAACTAATGTGCTATTTGTAGGAAGTATTAGGAGGCTTAGCAAAACAATACACATAGTGAAAGGAGCAAGCATAAGAATGGGGGATCAATATACTTCCATATATAGTAACTAGTTCTACCACAAAGGTAATGAAAAGCGGGATACTTAACAAAAGCGCAAAAAGTATCCCAAAAAGTTAGGTCAAAATATCAACGAGGAGCTTTTTCTAAGGCCGGAGCGATGCGGGAGGGGTGGTATTTTCGCGAAGGGGAGGGGGAGGTCCCAACGGTATTCAAGGTACTGGATCGATGCTTTTCGGTCATATTTATGAATATCTTCCCCAATTTTCATCATATATTTCCATTAAAAACAAAAATTACCACAACTTTCAGATCTCCTCAGTTCCTGCTGAAACCTTTTTGCTCGTGATAAGATACCTAAACACCTGTGTTCCATCTCGTGAAAGTACAAAATTCGTTCCATTGTTTCTTATAAGATCCAGACATGCATCATTGATAGCTCTCCGATTTTCTGCAGTGGATAGGTTGTGGCTATATCTAGAAGCTTTGGCAATCTTTCCGCATGTGTTATAGCCCATTTGATAATCATAGTTAATCCATCTGTCTTGCTGAGTAAAGAAGTCAAATGGATTGTCTTCAGTTGTAAGCCAAAGCATTTCATCATCATTCATTACAACTAGTTCTCCTTCCATTTGTTGATCATTTACTCGTTAACAATGTTCGCAACTGATGAAGTAGAAACTCCGCCAACAGCTTTTGCAATCTCAGCATAAGACCAACCAGCATTGTAAAGAGCTTCGATTCTGTCACGCTTTGCATCACTAATTCTGTTCTGTTTCGGCATAGCGAGCTGCATATAGTTGTCTTTGTCTGCTTTCTCAAGAAGTTGCGATAAGAAGTGTTCTGATACAGCACCATTATTGATTGCTTCCCACTCTTTCTCAGTGAAAGTTACCATATGTTGCTGCGCTCCAGTTGCTGCTCGTGCGGCTTTAATTGCTTGTCCACGCGCTTTCTTCCTATCATCTTTGTCCCAATCCGGATGGTCTTCATAAGCAGCGTTAACGATAGAGGTGGCAAGAAGCTGAGCCTGTCGCTCTCTGGGAGCATTGCGTCGTGCATCTTGAATCTTTTCCTTGAGTGATGCTACCTCGGTTGCATATTTCTCTTTTGCCTCTTTGGAGGTCTCAAGTTTAGGAACTTCCAGTGATTCCTTACGAGCTTTGTTGCCAAGGGCTTTCATATGGTTAGCATAATCGGCATAGGCTTTCTCAATTTCGTTAGGGTTATCAGATAGAAGAGTTCTAGCATCATCGGTTTCATACATCTTCGTGGATTTCTGAGTTCTTTCCTTGAATCCTGTAGTAGCCCAAATATCTTCCCCATTCCCACGATCGTATCGATAAGTCCCATCGGAATTCTGTATCAGTTTTCCAGTAGTGGTGGCATAAATATCTTCCCCGTTCTTATCTTTAAGATATTTATACGAATGATATTTTCCATCAGAACCAAGCTGCTTATAACCTTCCGGTGCAGCCACTTTAACTCTTTCTCGATTTGCTTTTTGCGTCTGGGAAGGCTTATAAACTCCAAATATCTTCCCTCCGGTTTCTGGATCTATATGGAGACCCTTTTCGGAGATATTATTGGTATAAACCCTAAATATCTTCCCTCCGGTTTCAGGATCTATGTTATAACCTTGCTGTCGAGCCTTAACATTCGTCTCTGACTTCGATCTGGAAAGAATAGACGAAGCGCCATAGGATATCTTCCCTTTGCTGTTCAAGTGCCCCTGATATTCTTCTTTCAGATCCTGAATCTTATAATCTTCATATGCCTGCTGATAATTTAGCTTATGTTTCTTGGCGTCGATCACGACCATGGAATATCGTACCGCTCTAGAGAGCTCGTTCTCGCTCTCGCACCCTTTGGCATACATGTCGGTAATCAGATTCGAGATGACTCCCATCTCAATACCCTTTTCCTGTTCGGTCATGATGTGGTAAGTAGGTTTTCCCTTCTTATCGACCATATCCTTGAATCTGGAATTCGCAGTAGAGTACTGCTCGGTAGGATCGAAATTGTCGAGTCCCGGAAGAGACGGCGCTGATTTAATACTTACAGTTCGCTCGAATTCTCCTTGAGCGTTCTTTCTTGTCATGGGTATAACAATTGCCGTATCTCCATCGAAATCCGCCCCTGATAATTTTCCGGCAACGTGCGAGTTGATTCCCACCATATCCCGTCCATCGCCAGCAAATATCTTTCCTTCTGCATTGGTGTTGTTGACCTTGCAGATCGGAATCTCGAACGGGCCAGCATGAGGAAACCGAACAAGCGCTACCGTAGTTCCATTATCAAGAGAAGGACAATAGCATTCATCATCTCCAAGAGACTTAATTGGAAGTAGAACTTTTATACCCTGACCACCAATCGGGGCAGCTTTCAAAGCTACTGCATCGGAATCACACTGGTCGGAGAAATCCTGTAATATCTTCCTCTTTACGACAGGGTTATTAAGCTTCTCAATGTCAGCAAGCTCGTCCTCAGACTGTTTGGCTTTAAGACGAAGCTGCTGCGTAACGAGTCCAAGAGACTGCTTTGCGAGAAACTGTGATGGTAAATTTTTACTCCAATGACCCCAAGAACCTTCTTTATGTGCATCATCCATTCCAGTTCCAACAAAGTTAATTGCTGAATAAACTGGCTTTCCATCTTTCGAGTAAAGAGGTTTCCCATCCTTATCGGTGCGTTGGATCTGAACAACAGTAGAGCCAAAAGGATTGGTGTCGGTCATCTTAAGGTCTTTCAGTGCCTTTTTAGGACCATCCTTAATAGACTTATTGGAGTTCACAAGAATATCTTCCCCATCTGGAACTTCTGTAGATAAGACAGCCATGCCCTTAATGTACTTAAGACCATTTGGATTGTCATCGGTAATACATTCTTTACCGCCATCAACAGCAATTCGGACCTGTGCATATCTTGCAGCACCAAGATCAAGATCTGGATTGACTGCGTGAAGTTTCCCATCCGGGCCTTTTTCCGCTTTAATTTCAATCAGTCCATCTCGCTCTTTACCACCAGTTTCTGCGTAATTGATTGCAACATCCTTGAGGGGTATAAATTTAGGATCCATATGCCCATAAAGAATTGCGGCATTATCCGTTCCACCATGATCCTCAAGGGTTCTGATATTCATGCGGTTGTCATAAATATCTTTTTGTGTTGTGCCAGGTGCCGCAAGAACTCGGATAGTAGTTTCCTGCTGGGGATTCGCAACCTGTTTCTGCTTAATATTCGCTACAACATAGCCTTCTTGCTTAAGCATTTCAAGAGCAGTGTTAAGTCTATCGGGGGAGATACCAGTATCTCCAAAGGAGAGTTCAGCACCTCTGCCAACATCAACCATTCCTTTTTCTTTTACGGCTTCCTTGAGTGCGTTAGCAGTCTCTGTTACTTTATTGGCGTTTCCAGTAAGACCAGTCTTATACTTCGTTCTTACGGATGATTCGTTGATCCCTAATATCTTCCCAATCTCTGTAGGAGTGTATGTCTTTCCAGTGGCTGGATTCGTGGAATTCATATAGTAATTGATCTCATCGAATTCATCCATTTTCACAGCATTGGAAGCCATTTGTTTTACTGCTTTGAGCTGAGTCGTAGATGAGTATCCCATTGCGGTTGCGATCTCTTTAGGAGTCATACCACTTTGTTCATACTTGTCGATTCGGCTTTTAATATCCCAATCATGCTGATGCTTCCTCTTTCCAGATCCCCAAGGATATCTTCCCGACCCAGGTCCGGGAGGATTATTATCGTGCGCAACACCAATGTGTGCTAAGTATTCTCTTTCGATTTGAATCTGTTTCCAGTCTCCTATAGAGAGACCACCAACCTCTAAGCTTGAGTAATTGTCCATGATAGTCACTCCCCATAGTTTGTTGTGAGATACTGTTGTGCTGTCTCAATACGGTCCATAATTGGCAAAATATCTTCTGCAGTAGCATGTTCAATTAACGCCTCACCATTCTGATAGATGCGAAGTTCTATTCCAGAACAATCACCCGGCTTTTTCTTGTAATATAAAAAGAAGTATGCGGCATACTCTTCAAGCTGATCAATCTTTGCAGGAGTACTTCCCGTCTTTAGGTCATGGATACGCAAATATCTTTTTCGTTCGTTAAAACAGATTGCATCCGTTGTTCCACCAGCAAAAGGAGAAAGAAATAATGGAACCTCTGGAGTCATATCAAACGTCAGAGCGTCTTTAATATACAGCCACACAGTATCCAAATATCTATTCGGGTCAATGAGATTCGTAGGAATTGGAGTTGCTGTTTTACCACCAATCTTCTGATCTTCAACCATCGTTCCCCAAATACTCATCCAGTAAGACATAAGGTCATAAAGAGCAGCCTTCGAGGATGGGCGCTTATGCTTCCGAATAATGTTGGCGCAAAGTGAATGGATGCAGGTTCCAATCTCCGCAGCGTTCCTTGAATAAACAAGAGCATCCAATTCTTCTGGTGTTCTGTCTTTGTCTAAAAAGTGAGAAGAAGGAGCAAGCAGTGAATGACGTCCAACGTATTTTGGATCAATGTAAAATTGAAAATTCATGAGTCAAATACCTCCTTCATCCTGTTGAGAACCTGATCAACGTTTTCGGGATAGACAAAGGAAGCAAAGGACCAATCGTTAAATTTTTTCACATAATACTCTTGGTTCTTTCTTCCATCTTCTTTAGCGCTTTCCTTGAATGCCCTTTCGGAACGTTTCACTTCAAGAATCGCATAGTGGTTTTTATAGAACACTGTTAGATCTGGAATGTTCTTTTTGTAACCAGAATCATTTTTCAGAACCACACAACCAGGAAAAATATCTTCCAGCTGTTTGATTAGTTTACTCTGAAACTTACTCTCTAATGGCTCTCCTCTCATTCCTCCTTGATCTCCTTTCAAATAAAAAGAGAAGGAAAAGTACCAAAATAAGATACTTTTCCCCCTCTACCCAAGGGCATGAAATAACCGCGTATTTTCTATAGCAAAATGCTATAGGTCAATTAGAATAGATTACTTTAAGTTCTCCTCCACATAATTGTATTAATATAATCATTTGATCCCAAGTAAATGAGTTTCTGTGGAGTTTACTATAGAACGTGCCTACTGAGACGCCAATGCCTTTTGCAAGTTGATACGTGGTAACACCAGATTGTTGTTGTAAGTGTTTTATGATTGCTGACTTTTCACGTCCTGAAGAGATGTAAATATCGTCCCATTGTTTCAATAGTCCATATCTCCTTTTTGTGTTAAGAATACTTTCTCATTAAACCTCTTTTTCTGAGATAGTGCTCGTTCAATAGCAATATCAATCGGAGATTTACTCTTTAAGAAATAGTAATGTAAAACTGTAAACTTTGTGTTCAATCTGTCAATTCTTCCAAGTGCTTGAATCATTGTTTTATAGCTATAATTTAAAGAGTAAAATATCATACAATCTGTAGTGATACAATTCCATCCCTCTGCACCGGAATTATATTGAACAAGATAAACCCATTTCTTTCCAGTAGGAACACTAGTATGTACTTCCCCGTTTCGTTCCCCAATCTCATATCCTAGTTCCGTTGCGACATCTCTAAGAATTTTAAGCTCCGGGGAAAAATTATAAAACACAATTGTTCTGGGATGATCCAGTAAGAGTTCCTTGAATTTTTTAATTCTATCTGGATCTTCATTAGAAACGCGGCGTAATAGATAACACAGTTTTCCCATTTCATCTATTGGTTTGTTGTCATAAATATCCCATCGTTCTTTCCAGATTATTTTGTAATTCGTTTTATTATAATTACAAATAATGTTATGATACTCTTTTTCATTTTTCTTTGGCGGATACATATGAACCAAAATATCTTTTCTATGTTTCTCCAATTCATTGATTCTAATATAATGATCTATACAGGGATACTTGAGATAAGGTTTATAGACAACATGCTTAGAATTAAACTCTGTTTTGTTCCTATAGAATCCATTAGCAATGAAGACATAAATATAATCCGTCCAGGTATCTCCAGGAGATGCTGACAATAAAATCCATCTGTTTTTTCTTGTAATCTTTAGAAAAGTTTTTGCCCATGTACCAGTTCCGACCACTTTATCTTCATCAAATATAAACACAGCTCCAAATATCTTTTCATACTTCTTAATGTTATTCCAAGAATCTATAACAACTTTAATGTTTGAAACAGATGTCTTTTGATCGGAGCTAAGCCCAAAAGGAATAAGCTCATCATCCCATTCTCTGGTATCTCTTTTCATTGCTGTTGTGATGATGTAAATATCTTTCGGTGACTTTGGCTTTGTCCATTCTCCATGCCCATTAATCTTAAGTTTTCCGTTCAATTCTTTCGCATACACATACGCAAGACTTGTTCTACTCTTCCCAGAGCCAACTCCTCCATCCAGAATACAACCATTCTTCATTCTTTTTATTGCATCAATTTGATAATCATATAATTCTACATTAGGCATTAAATGTCCCCCAAATATCTTTCTTTTAATACCATTTTATAGTTCCTCCGTTCCTTGAAAAAGCAAAAAGAGAAGGCCGTGAATAACTGGCGACCTTCTCTTCAAACTTCACTTAAATGTTCTTCTTAATTTCTGAAGTTGTTCATATGCCGGGATAATGTTATCAATCGGCATTTCCACTTCTTCAACATTTCCACATTTGGAACACTCTCTCCAGAATATTACATCTGGTCCTTTTACAAATCTAATATTCCAATATTGCGGATAAGTGTGTTTGCAAAACTTAGTTAAAAGGAGCCTCCTCTTCAGGATCTTCAACGGAATTCATCTCCTTTCTACGAGGTCGATGCTCTTCTTCAAACTCATCTACTGCAGAATAGAAATACCCCTGCTTAAGATATAACACAAACATGGATGGATCCTTTGCGTTGTGCTTCTTCCTGCACTTCACATCGACCTTCGAGAAACTAACATTATCGAGCTCCTTGAGCTGGTCCTTAGTAAGAAGAATCGGTTCGTCTTCCGCACTCTTAGCCATATAAATATCACAGGGATACCAATCTCTATGATCCATATCTACTGTAACGGAAATTGTATATACCGGACTTACATCAGGATCGGTCGTATTCTGAGGAGTCCATGCCCCAACCTTAATCCTCTCTTCTTCGAAAAACGGGATCATGTCTTCTGGAATCTGAACATTAAACGTCCTTGAAGTAGGTCGACCATTCCGGTCAACACCTCCGAACGTTGTCCACTTCAAGTTATCCTGGATGTTCTCCATGATGATGTACTCGGTAACATAACCCTTCTTGTTTTCTTTTGTCTTTCTGATTTCCATAGTACTTCTCCTTTCACTATTAAGCGATATCGACAAATGTATCGAAGTCGCCATATTGATTAATTGTTTCAACTGCTTCGTCACATAATTGTTTGAAGTAAGAAATATCAACCTGACCTTCTATATGCGACGCCTTTACGGTTTCTGCCTCTAACCATCTGTAATCCTTAGATCCAGAAGGAGCATAACTCTTTCCATCCTGGATTCGGCACATTATGCCACCATTCATCTTGACTGGGCAGAAAGATCCAACTCTCCCAACAAACTGATAGTTATGACCAGCAGCGATTCTCTTATTAAGATCCACATCCGAAATATCTTTTGTCGCCTCAACCTTAGCAGCAGCTGATTTTGTGATCTTAATTCCTTGAGAAACTTTTCTCCTTAACTCTTTCAGTTCTTCCCATTCACTTACATCCGGAAGGTTCTCATTGAAGTCCAAATATAAAACTCCTGCTTGTACTGCAAAGGTCATGCATTCATCTTCGAAATCTATCTTTTGGTGAGAGAATAGATTCTTAAATACATAAGGAACCTGGAACTGAGTCCCAACTGCTTCCCATCTATTCGGAAACTCTTTCTCGCTAGCTTCTGGATTCTTTACATAGTCTGGATCATCAATATCATGCCTTCCGATGAACACGGCTTGATTTACAAGACAGATTCGTTCCCAAGTGTGTTCTACTTCATAGGTGTAACCATATTGTTTACCAAACCAGTCAACATAAGACAATATATCTTCTGTTGGATTGTTGATCTTCATACTATCTGTCTTGATATGGATTACAGTGAACCCTTTCTTTTGCACATCATCTTGGAGTGTCTTCATAACAAGAGCACCTCTTAATGCAACGATGTTATTAATGTTTCTTTGATCCTTCATCGCATTACTAAACGATGCTGATGTAAGACCGTATGCGGAGTTCAATGCTGTCTTCAAAGCTTTAGACAATGCTTTTGCATCTTCATCATTCGTAAGGAATGGCGCAAGCTTACCTCCAAAGAGTTCCTTCGCTTTGTCATACTCCTTGTGCTTAATATAGATTCTAGCGTCCATCAGATCTTGATAGTTCTGTGTAAACTTTCCAAATAAATTGAGTGCAACAATAGAATGTGGATGCATAGAAGCGACATCTTTTGTTACTGCTCTCCCGTACATACCAGGAGTTGCATAAACATAACCACCAAACTTTACATCCACTCCGCGATACATGTTATGAAGTTTCCCAGCCTTATCTCTCACCAAATGATAACCAGGAAAATGATTGGGATTCTTTGGTTTAACACCAGTCCAATCGTCTCCAAGTGCTTCATACTCATCCCAGGAAAGAATTGGAACTTTAAACGTATCGTTTGGCCCATATTGATTTCCTGTGGAGAAGTCTGTATACACTAGACCAGGATGCTTTTCTCCTTCGAACACAATCATATTGGTGAGCTGATTGGTTGTGCTATTGACCGTTCCACCATATGGTTTGGCAAGTGTTGCAAGAATCTCTCTGGCAAGAAAATCAATATGGAGATGATTAAAAAGTGCTTCCGTACTGAGCACATCGTTATCACAATACTCAGCTACTTTCTCCCAATCTGCTACTGGAACTGGTTGATTCCATGGATGATTCCATTCCTGGTGATGAAGGCCAAGTTTAATCTCCCACTTTTTAAGTGACATTTTGTTTCCAGCCGATGCAAAGTCATGCACATCCGTATAAGATATATTGTATGCTTGACCGAACCGTGCCTTCATCTGTGTATCTTTGTCAATAAGATTTGACGACAAGTTATAGAGTTCTTCAGATGTATATCCTTGACTTCTTGCCCAAAGCATATGATTATCATAATTGCGGTTATTAAACCCAATAATTCGATAAAGATTGAAAAGCTTATAAATATCATCTGGTTCGGGGTTGATCATTCGGACTACTGCCTTGTCATCTCCAGCAAGCTTCCAGTTGACAAGAAAAAGAGCTGGCGTATCAGAAGGAATTCCTAATAAATCAACTCCGAGTCTAGCTGCTTGTCTATATGAGGGAAATATCTCGCAATCCAAAAATATAATTGGACGTTTGTTATAGTCATCACTGTCATTTGCCGGATCAGGTGTCGTGCCTTCTTTAGAAATATCTTCTGAGCACCATAGCATCCTGCTCACGACATCAACACAGTAAGACTTATGATTGGTACTCCCCATTGCAAAATTGAGAACTGATGGATGAAGTTTTCGTACATCATAAGGAACCCCTGATACATAGGCTTCCTTTAACAAGTACTCAATAAAATCAATATTTTGTTTGGTCGATGGCAAGGATGGAATATCTTTTCTGAGAGCTTTCATAATGGTGGCTTTAAGTTTCTTTTCATTGACAAAACCCTCAGAATTTATCACTTTTTTCCCCTCCTGAAGTGGCAAACCAGATGCTAGTGTAGCGATCGGGATCGTATTACATTTTGTAACCTTTCTTCTAATACTTGATTTACCAGTACATACTTTAACTTCAATGTTCGGTCCGAATACTCTGGATAACTCAGCAGGATTCCCTCCAGTATAAATATAATGCAAGTGGATACCTGCGCCAGACTTTGACAGTTCTGCATAAGTCGGTGGAAAGTTATTAGCCGCCTTCAAGTTCAACTCAAAACTTTTATTCCCATCGTCGCCATACATATCAAAGTCAATGAAAATATGAGTTGAATCTGGAGGGATTACAGCATGTACTTTAGATGTATCGATGTCTTTGAGTTTCGTTGGGCAGACATCCCAGGAGTATTTCATAGGATGTTCAACACTAGAATCATCAAAGTACTGTGCTGGTTGATCTTTCCAAATATCATCTAGAAGTGAATGTGTAGAATCGAAATGCAACCAACCGGAAATATCGGCAGTCGGTGTACTCTCTGGCTCTGGTGTCGCAGTTTTTATGCCGATTTTATCTAATTTGAACCCTTCAAATTTTCCATCCGAATATTTATCAAAATATAATTTCAGAGTGTCTCTGAACTTATACCTGACAAGAACGTTCTTGAAATTAGACTCTTCTGCATAGGTAGTGTAGATCTTATAGGCATTCGCAAGGGATATTCCATCCTTTAATGCAAGATAGTTCTCAGTTACAAAATTCTGGAATGGGCTCGTTCGATTCATCATGTCTTCAGAGACATAATGGTCGTAGTAATGTCTACCGAGTTTTTTGTAAGTCTGCAGACACCGCCAAGCAATTCCAGAACGTTCGAAGTGTATCTGATGCATTAACCAGTCATATCGATCCGGAGAAATTAGATTTCCAGTTGGCTGAATATCAATAATCCTTCTGCGAAGTCCTGAGTTCGGACTGATTTGAATCGGATCGTTGGCACACATGATAAGAAGAACAGCCGGCTTAATATAATACGTGGCTTTAAACTTTGCGTTTACTCTCACAGACTCATGTGAAATAATTTTATTAAACGTTCCTCGTGCATTAATGACGGACATTTTTGCTTCGCCATCAATAGCAACAGCTGGATCGTCCTCTAGAAAGTCCGTGCCAAATGAATCCTTCGATTCTGCAAGTGCAGTAGCATCAAAAGATCCTGCGTAATAATCCTTTCCTCCAAAAATTTCCTGACCGATTATGATTTCTGCGATAGAGGACTTTCCAGTGCCAGGTTCTCCATAAAATATAATAGCTTTCTGAACCTTGGTTGCATCACCGGCAAGCTCACAACCGACATACCACTCCCATTTTTGTTGTTCATCAGGGAGATACCAAACAGAACACATCTCATCATATGCAGGAGTGGGTTCTTCTTGAAAGGGATAGTCAAGAACTTTCGTAGCATAGTCTTCCCTCTTAGGAGTTTGATTCGAGAAAAGAACTTTCTGGTCTAGTGGCGCCCATGTATCGCGCATGTCTTTTTGACAATACACATGCCATTGACCGATTAATCGATTCTCCGTATCCGCGAGACGCTTAACAAGAGGACCATGCATCTCATCGTTCATTGCTTCTCCAGAGTCCTTCTCAGCATACGCCTTTACTTGAGCATCGATTAACTCAATTGCACGAGCTTCGTTTTTCTCCCATAGTCCGGTTTCCTCATTATAGATTGCATAAAAGTCTTTTGATCTTATCATAAGATCCTTAATTGTTGATCTAATAATAAAGACTGGACTATAGACATATCGCTGTTTCTTGCTATCCCAAGTTTTAGAAACTTTTAAGAAATCAAACATCGATTTCTTACCTCCTTTTTAGAATATCAGGAGAGCTTCTTTGCCTTCGGATTAAAGCCGTCCTGTTTGGTCCATTTTCTTGAATACTTACGGCAGAAGATGTTCACGTCAATAATATCTGGCGCATTAATGGATCGAATCTTTGTAATCTGATCTGTAAGTGATTTTTCAAACGCTCTCACGTTATCCTCAAACTTACAAATTCCTGCATTACGGCAGTTGTCACATCTCATGTTAAAAACCTCCTATTTAAGCCAATCCTTTGCAAGCGGGTAGTTTTCACTAATATATGCGTTCATCAGACTCCATAAGTCCATGTTCCTAGCATCCCCGCTATATCTGAGCAAAGGAAAAGGACCAGGACATGCTCTGCAATCCTGGTCCCCATCAAGCCACTCATTAATTCTATATTCAACTTTTTCGAAAGTTATCTTGCCAAGCTGTTCCGGTAAAACTCTAAGATTCCAACAAATTTCTATATATGCTTGACGTATAGATATGTTCGCATTTTCTGAAAATCTTGCCGAAAGCGCAACCAGCATCTCGAAAACTGAGCAATCCGAATCTGGCATCTCCTCTGAAGAAGTTCCGCTGAGAGACATATACTCATGCCTTAAATTTTCCCCAGCAAGTGCCCTATTCTTATCCAGAACAAATCTCCATTTGTATTTAATTCCATACAAATATGTGCAAACACGCAATAGATTGTCTGTTGCATCGGTAATTCCTATCAGAGAAATCAGCCATCCGAAATATGTCTCATTCTGCTCATTCATTCTGCTCCTCTCCGAACTCATCTTCTATAGCGCACAGCTTTCGATGTACATGAAAATCTGTTTCTAACTCATAATTTCGTACCCAAATATCATCTTTGCCTTGCCCAGACATGTATCCCCAACCTCGAAGTTTATTACCGATCGTATCTGTTTCATTTAACAACTGACCATTCTCATCGGTAAGTAATTCGGACTGCATGAAATAATAAATATCTTTCACAGGATACACAAGATCCGGCTCATTCTCGTCGAACTCATTCTCACCAAGAGGCTTTGGAGATCTATACTTCTTAGAAGGTTCCTTCTCAACGGAAATATCACCATCACTAACATCTTCAGGATTATCCTCTGTAGTGCTAGTATCGGCTTCTCCATTTTCCTCGTCAATCGAATCCTCGTCTACCTTGTAACGAAGATTGGAGATGATCGTGTCATACTCTTTAGAGTCTTCAGCCTGTTTAGAATCATCGTAATCATCGTAATCAGAAGAATCTGTTTCTTTGGCATTAAGCTCTGTCGTCACCCGATTGAGTTTTTCGCAATACTCTTTTTTAAGTTTCTTATCGAGCAATTTGTAACCAACAAGGAAACCAACAAGAGTCCCAGTTGCGAATCCAATTCCACCAAATATAATTTTTTCTTTCATGCCAGTACCTCTTCCTCCACAATTCTAAATGATGCAATAACGTCATGAGTGTCTGGGTTATAACACACGATTGCCTTATTCGCATCTGATGCCCACTTTAAAATTTCTATAAATCTTTCTCTTGAAGCATCCCAAGTACTTTCTTTAATATCATTTAAGAGTGTAAGAATTTTACTATTTTTCTTTCTTAACGCTCGTCCTGTATCTAAAGCCATGTGGCCGCCGATAACCTCACATGCTGCATACGCAAGAGCTCCGGCACCAATGATTTCCTTTGGATGTTCTCCAGCAAAGGTCAAAATCTTCAATGCCTTCTCCGAGGCAGCCTTTTTCATCTTCTCGACAGTCTTATGAGTCTTTGTTTCATCTGACTTATCATCGCCAGAAACAGTATAGAACTTCTTTTCCGTTGCCTTCTTTACAAAAATAACTCCAACTGCAGCAATGGCAACACCGATCATAATCTTGCCAAAAGTTTTCATCTTAATCTCCTTATTCCTCATTCCAAATATTTCTTACATCATTCAAAATATCAGTCTCCAGCGGACGACCATCATCATACTCCAGAACGCAAATCGCATCCGGACTAGTTCCATTGATTAATCCCTGCATAAATACTGGATTTAATCTGATATGATTAATTGATCCATCTTTATCGTATTTAAACGCACCAGCATTTTGTCCGTATTTGCGATGCTTTTCCCCAAATGGTTTGAGCATCTCATTCAGACTCATCTCTTCCCTTGTAGAAAGCTGAAAGTTGACAGCATCAAGAGAATTCATGAGAAAGTTATAGTTTACTGCGGGAGACTTGCTCCAGTTTGGATTATACCCTTCCTTGAAAACGAACCCATTTCTCGGAGAAGAATCGCCATCTTTCTTTACAATCTTTACCTCTTCAGTAATCTCTCCCGTTTCACCGTCAACGATTGTCTTCCTATCTACGGAATATCCAGTTGCATATTCCATGTCCTTCTCTTCACCAAGATCAGCTCTCACTCTATTTCGGTAATTAGAAGTAAACAATGCAAGTGCAGCAAGCGAAGCCGTTGTGTCTTTAAGTCTGGTCTCTAAAGTCAAGTGTCCCTTGTAAATAGACACGGCACCCAAAACAGCAACTCCTGCTGCGGGTCCCACTGTCTTTAGATATCCTACAGCAATCTCTTTTCTATTTCTTCTAATATACTGTTTTCTTGTCTCGCCCATATCGTCCCAACCAACGGGATCAATATCGGCAAGTTTAATCTCTTCCTTAGCGTCTCTCACCTTCTGGTTTACTTCAGAAATATCATCTGCAAAAGAAACGAGAATTCCTCCTGCAGCGAACATAAGAGAGACTCCAATCACAGTCTGAAGAGTAGGTGCCTCCCTTTTTAATGCCTTTAATCCAAGATGCATCAAATGTCTAGCGTTCATTTAAAATATCCTCCAATTCATTTAAAGCAGATGCGGTTCAGGAACAATGATCATCCATTGCCCAGCAAAAGGACCAGTTGTGATTTGTCGTTTGTCGAACTGACCTCTATCACTATCAATCCACCCATACTTCCAGTCCATAGTACTTGGTGCGATTTTCGGAACGCTCATCTCATAGAGATCCCCAACTCTACAAGCATTTATAGAACTGTTGGTAATCTTTTTGTTCATCTCATCTAGAACCCATTGAGCTCTATCACTTGTAGGAGCAGTAACCAACTGTAATTTCGTTGCGGATCGGTTGCCGATGCGATCTCTTTCAATTTCTCTATAAGATTTAGCGTAACTTGCATAGGTTGAGTAACTGGTATAGTCGTCTGAATAATTTTTATTCTCTATAACATACCCATTCTTAGGAGCAGAACCATCTGGGTAAATATAATTTGATATACTCTTTTTCACATTATTTGTGAGTATATCCCAGGCATAATTAACCACGCTCCAAAGAAAATTCTTTCCCCCTACAATCGCATCTTTTTTCATACCAGTTGCGAAATCATCAACGGTATTTTTTAATCTATTGTTGTCTTCCATGGCGCCTCCCATAAAAAGAAAAAGAGCCTTGGAAATAATTGTTCCAAGACTCCCCTCCTTAAAGAATTACTCAAATATTAATTCTCTACTGCGGTGGTAACAACATCCTTTGCTACATCTGTGGCAACGGCAGAAGCGGCAGACTCAACAGCCTCCGGAGCCTCCTCCACAAACTTCGCCGTGGTATCAACAATCGCCTTCTTAGTCACCTTACCAGCTGCCTTTCCAACCAGCTTATAGACGCCGAATCCTAACAGACCAGTAGTAACTGTTCCGAAAATCCAACCTCCGATAATAGCTGCCTTCGGGTGCTTTACAACGAGCTCTTCCAGCTTATTCTTCGGATACACAACCGAAGCTGTTTCCTCAGAAGCTTCTACAGCATTAGCCTTAACCTCCTCTGTGTTCTCCATAGTGTTAACAATCTTCTGCTCTTCCATTTTGTTTCTCCTTTCATGAGAAAAATATTTTGAGGACCATTCCTCTTCATTTAATAAAATGAATTTCTAGCGAATTTTTATTGCTTTGAGAAGTGTGGTACCATGTCTTTAGTTTCTCTCATAATCTTGCCACCCATATCATGAAACTATCGACGTGGTACCCACAAATCTTCAGAACCTGTAAATTTGTCAGGAATACGGAAAGAAATCGCATGTAAATTTATTTACTGCTCTACCATCAGGACCTTCTCCAGTAGAAATATCAATCCTTACCGTATCGGATCTGTGATGAAATTCATCGTCTTCCTTTTTCCAGGTGAAATATTTATTGCTGTCACATGCCGGATCAGTATAATCGTCATCAATACCTTCGCCCAAGAACTCCATAAAGTCATTCTTGTTCACCGAGTTATCGTCTTCCCAATACTTTCCATCATCAAGATCTTTATTGGTTTCGATGACCCATCGTCTTACATCATTGGGGCCATGGTGAGACAGATAGTACTTCGAATTTGGATTTCGAGCACCACCATCCATCCAGATGAACCATCCATCCATAATCTCTCCATTCTGAAGGACATTTTTGGATGTACCCTTGGTATTATTATTTGTTGGAGGATTCTGTGCAACTTCCTTTGTCAAAACTTGATTCGAGATTTCTTGTACCTTCTCTTTACCAAGTTCTTTTTCAGCTTCCTCTTTCCAAATCTTATACTGCGTGACAGCATTCGTCATAAGTCCAACACTGGTAGTAAGATCCGCGATCTTCTTATCAGTGTGCTTCTTATAAGCAAGCATTGATGCGATAGAGGCAACATAACAAGCGACAATGGTAATCACTTTCGGACCTATATCTCTTATTACAGAGTGATAAATCTTTTTCCGAATATCAGGATCTGTTTCTTTTGCGAGAGCACTCTTTCCAGCATCAATCGTATCCAAGATGAATCTTGAATTCTTAACCGCAAAACCAATCGCTGCTCCAGACGATATGATATTAAATATCGGAAGAATTGTGTTTTCATGTGCGATATAGGTTTCCGCAATTACAGATGGAACCTGTTTCAATGCAGCTTTAATCATTTGTTTTTCCAAAATTAGAAACCTCCTAAAGCATAATTATTTTTCACTTTTTGAGAATCGCTTTAACTCCATCCGTGAGAATATAATTGATGTCGACAAGAGCGTCGGCAACAGCTACACCAGAAGCAAGTCCAATCGCAGCAGAGCCAAGAAGCCCAACCGTGCCAAGCCATACCTGATCAAACTGAGAATTATCAGGATTCTGATAAACAGAATTCTTTACATATTTGTCGAATGCAATACTAAAAATGGTTGCACTAGCACAGCCTCCTCCAATCGCAGCAGTAAGAACTTCTCCAGAAATACGTTTCATATCAATGCCTCCTATCTTTTAATGTGTTTAATGTGTTTACTTTTTTACATACTTTATTGGTTTGCTTGTAGCTTCATTCTTGAAAACAAACATGCATTCATAACATTCTGAGTCTGGATTAAACTCAGATTCTTTATAGTATTTGCACGTAGGACACCATTTTTCCCAATGAACTTCATGCTCGTATCGATTCATAAATATCAACCTCCAAAAGAATAAGAGGACCATGAACTAATCGCTCAAAGTCCTCTCTTTCTTTAAACTTTCTTCGGTACTAATTTCATTACCAATTCTTTAAAATTACTTACTCGTCCATTACAAAGTGTCATTCCTTCATCCAATCCATAAGACAACGCCGCAATATTTGCGTACAACTTATAGCCATAAATAACCAGACCTACGTTCAAACCAATTTCTGCACAACGAAGTACGATGTCTGCGATATCCTTTACTGGAATATCAACTTTCTCGTTCTTCTTTTGCTTTACTAATTTGTCTCGTATGTCAAGCCATCTGCCATACTCAATCGTACCAAATTTGGTCGTCCTAATCTTGGCCTCCACAATATCAATTTGCTCATCTAGAAACGAGTTCTTACTAAATAGTTTTGGTTTCTTCATTCTTAGAACCTCCTTCTACATTAGGATCTGAATTTTCTGCGATTTTGAAAGCTCTATATGCTTCGTTCGCATAAGAAATCATAAGATCTGATCCTTTCTTTTTACCGAGGTCCCATGCGATGTCTGCGGCCAAACTTGCAGCGATATTAATGTCATGCTTATCATAAATATAATCGTTAGATATCGCTAGAAGAGTTCCCAAATTTTTCAGAACTCTTTTCTTTCTTTTTGTCATCATAATCATCCTCAAGTCCATCAACAAAATCAGAGAGATCATTACTAACTTTTGCGTCATAAGGATCGGTTGCAACAAGTCTTTCAATGGTAACTCGTATGTCATTCTTATCTTGATAGATAGGAATCTCATAGGAGACCCTGAGAATTTCAGGGTACTTCATAAGAGTAATGTGAATATTCCTGCAGCCCTTAAGCTTAAGATAATCTCTAAGAATTACCCATAAAGATCTTTCTGTTAGAAACGTATCCATTTCAGATGTCTTGTTAACATTCAATTTAATGAATAACCGATCACTATTCATTGCCTTAATCGGTCTGTACTTATTCTTCATAAATTCGCTCATAATAGTCCTCCCACTCGTCCGCCGTCATTGGTGGAACATTGAACATGATTATCGTAACAGGTTCTCTATTAAGTTGTTTAATATATTCTTGAATGGCAATTTCCGTTACACCAGATTCAGGATCTTCGTCAAAGATCTCCCAACAATACTCATCAGAATACTGCCTATTGGCTTCTGGAATCTTAACCGTATCGCTGTTCCAGGTTAGAAAATTATAAAGATTTTCTACGGTAGCACATCCCTCCGTGGCGAATGTCTCGTTCAAATTCATGATAGAAACATGCACGTCATCTGGAGATGCTCTTATAAGTAGATGAAGCTGCGGAAAATAGAATAAAGAATCAATCTTAGTTCCGCCATCATCAAGGTTCATGTTGTCTAGAGTTTTTAATAACTCTTCAAACTCAGACTCTTCATACTTCTCCTGAATCTTTTCGGATTCTTCTGCAGAGACCGTTTCTTTTACGGCCTGACGATATCTTGTACTACTAGCAGCACTCAAGCCTAACGCTGCAATGAGAGCAGTCTTTTCTTTAGAAGAGATCCTATTGGAGGCAAAAATCGATGCGATAGATATCCCTGATGCAGCAATTGGCAGAATGTAATGCGTTTTTTTACCATCTTTAGACTCCTCTTTTGCTGCTTTTACAAAAAGAATATCGGCCAAAATTTCTCCACCGATGCCGACTCCAGTTAAGATTTCTGGTAAATATTGTCGTATCTTAATTTTCATTCTTACTCTTACTTAGCCTCCGTATGGATTCAACTTGAAGTAATTCATCATATGAAAAATAATGTACTTCTTGTGGTATGCTGCGAAGATTCTCTGGCAAATTTTTGCTCCAGTCTTTTACTTCATACCAATCTCCAAATTTACTTTTTAAAAATGGAATCGGCCCTACTGGTTTTACGGCATCATTATACATCTTCGATTTAAAGAAATCGCGCGTATAATAACAATCTTTGTAACACGGACGCCCACATCTTGCTCCTCTTGTACAAACATAAAATACCAACTTATAGCCTCCTTTCTCTAAGAGAAAATAAAAAGAAGAGGATACGAAATTATCCAACTTTGCCAAAATATAAACTTATAATCTCAATGCTTCTTATTTGCAACCGCAACTACTACTTCGGCTCCTGCTTTCATGATAGCTGCTCCGATTCCTGCGGCAACTCCAACGCCTTCAATCAGATCTGCAGTATCACTAATTCTAATCGCCTTCTTCACGTTCCTAGCTGCAATATCAGCAACTTTTACACCAAATTTAATCTTTGCCATAAATTTCTCCTTTCTATCCTCTTCATTAGAGAAAAAGAAATTATAGCGAAATTATTACTTTACATATTGATACTTTACTCTTATTTATTGATTTCCTTTTTGTATGAGTTTGGTTAAAAATAAAACGCAAGAGCCTAGAATATTTAGACTCTTGTTTGTGCAAAAATGTGCAGTTACTTAATAGATTTCTTGCAGGTCTTGAATACCAAAGCCACTCCAAGCGCAACAGGTGCGATCCACAAATACTTTGCAACCTTCTTTGCAACCTTCTTCGCCGGCTTCTGATAAACTACAACTCTCATCTTTCTACCTCCTTTAAGAGCACATTTATTCCTTCATTAGATGAAATGATTTTTTCGCGAAAGATATAAAGGAAGAGATTTTTAAATCAAATTAAGTAACTATTAATCTCTTCTTAAAAGTTTATTTCTTTATTAGTGCATGTCTTGTTTGGGAACCAATGTCAGACATTAGCCCAAATTCTATAGCTAATAAGTTAACCACTACAAATATCTGTAATGGCGTCATGTTAGTTGTAATCATTAATGATGCCTTAATACCAACTACAACGGCTGCAACTAACTCAAGTAACGTAAAAAGAATTTTTAATACTTTCATAATAAGCCTCCTTAATCTCTTCCTTTACACTATGAGGTATGATTTTTTTAACAATTCATCTACCAGAGAATTTCCTTCTATCTCCTTCTTGAACTAATTTGTCAAATTCATTATTAAACTCGTTAACACCAGATTCTCCATAATTTGTAAGAACCTGACTACGAATATCACCTTCTATTTTGGAATAATCTTTTCCTTCGATCTTTCCGAAAAAGTATTCCTCATGATAAAAATATAACTTATTTGCTAATGCTTTCAGACTCTGTGTTTCCATTCTGATTATTTACCTCCCTTACAGTCCAACCATAATCCTTAGAAAGCTGATTCAGTTCTCTAATAATGTCAGAAGGATTTGCATGACGACCCTTACGGAAGACAATCTTCACAAGTCCCTCTGTAGGATTTAGAATTCTTGTGTATACCCCATTGCAACCTCTAAGTCTTAAATACTCAAAAAGAATCTTACAATTGGTCATCTCATACTCAATCTTGTCACACAGAAGTGCATTCTCGTCGAACATAATGATATACATAGAATAAAACTTATCTCTCATTTTTAATTCTCCTTTAAAATGGTAAACTCTTTTCATTCTTATCTTTTTCAAAAACTTTATTAATCCAATCGTAATACATATCCCATTCTTCATAGTACATTGGGTCAGTATCGAAATTCACGTAAGTTACAGGGAATCCATGGACTTCTCTCTTATACGTTTGGATCCCCATTCCATAAATATACATCCATCCAAGCTGATCAAGATCATCATAGTGGTGACCACTTGGATCAATGAATAAGAAGAAATCTGCAAACGAGGCAAAGTCATTTACAGATAACTCTTCATTTAGTGCTTGAACGGCCCCACAAAGAGCTTCATCCGTTGCGAGTATCATTTTTCTAACTTGTGGAAAGAAGTAGATGTTTACATCATTCAACCTATTTTCATTTAATTGATCCGATTTAACAGCATCATCAATCATTCCATCAAGATCTCTTTGTGTGAGTTTGTCCTGAATGTCTTGTACTTCTTTTGGATCTACATGTTTTTCAAGCTCTTTAGAATATGTTTTTCTCTGCAGACTAGAAGCAACGATTGCGGCATTCATTGCAAGGAGTTTTGCCTTCTCTTTTTGCTGTAATCTATTGGAGAATATAATTGCAGCGGCACTTGCCGAAGAGAGAATGACAGGAGCTGCATATGCTTTGATATAATCCTTCTTGGTTGGATTGGGATTCTTCTCATAAAGTTTCTTACCGTTGTAAATATAAAAGAAACTTGCAAGTGCTTCAGATCCTACTCCAATTCCTGTTAATATTTCAGGCAAATGATCTTTGATTGGTTTCAAATTTACTTTCATAGATACCTCCAAAAATATAAAAAGTAAGAACCATGACTTTTCACAGTTCTTACTCTATTTACACAATAGCTATTGTTCCATTCCGTTAGTTCGTTCATGGGAGACTTTACTAAATCTCTCATAAATATCAATCTCCTGTTGATCCAAAACCGCCTCTTGATTTTGTCTGCATTACATCGTTTACAGTACGAATGGTTACTTCTTGTGAAGGGATAATCCGAAATTGACAGATTCTTGTATTGGCTGGGATCACGGTATCACGAGTGGCATAAACTGGCATTTTCCACTCATCATTGGGACCACAATATAAATGGTCAATGACCCCAATACCGTTTGTTTGAATGATCCCATATTTCTTGAATGTAGAAGATCTGGGCACAAGAATGCTCTCATACCCAGAAGGAACTGAGATAATAACGCCAAGAGGAATTAGTGTAGACTCCCCTTGACGAAGTACAACACGCACTGCTGTTCTTAAATCAATCCACTCTCCTGGATGCGCCTGAGAGATTGGGTCAATAGTATCTGAGAGATACTTAACGAGAATATCCATTACTCTTCCTCCTCACATACAGTGACGTCAACAATTCCTTCATTTGCTGTCTCAATAATTGTGTTTGTAGAATGGTAACAACGATCCTGACTCTTATTGCAAAGAGCAGTTGCTACCACAAATATAGCTACATACACACCAAGATTAATACCATGAGCAATTAACTTATTTTTGGGAGAAAGATTCGATTCATTAATCAGATCAATCGTATGCCAAGCAATTGCTGTGTTTGTTGCCAAGACTCCACCAAACAATGTGCCTGAGATTTCAGCATTTAGTATTTCATTGTGGATATTCTTTTTCTCTAATTTTTCAATGGCAATCCTTGAAGTATTCATAACGTATCCTTTCTATTCACTGTGCAAGCATTGACTCGATAACACTCTGCATCATTGCAATAAGAAGCTGCAAACTCTCCTCCTCATTAAACCCTGCTTTGCAGAAACTAGAATATAAATCAAACACGTCATCTGCTAAATTCTGTCTGTCAGTTTTGTTTTTCTGTGACAGCAAGAAATTAACAAACTGCGTTCCTAAAACAGAATCAATCTTTTTCTGCTCATTTTTCTTGTTATCATTCTCACTCATTTTGTTGTCACCTGTCTCCTTATTTTGTTATGTGAACTAAGATCGTAATCACAAATAGTGCAAAGAAAAGTCCCAAAATATCAATACACCTAAAACTAGAAAAAATTGAAACAATGGTCGCCATATTGGTACCCGATCTCCCCGTATCTTGGGAAAAACCCTGCACAATAAAAGAAGACCCTTGGATCAATTCTTCCATCTCCAAGAGCCTCTTGATACACAGCCTCAAAACATTCATCAGTTACATTGTAAAATGCTTTGGTAAGTCTCGGATCTCCTTCTCTATAAAACTGACCCTGTTGATAAATGACATCTGAAATGGTATCTGGAAACCTTGGATCATACATGCGATTTAACACCACATCTGCAACAAGCTGCTTCCCCTTAAGATCCTGATTACCAGCTTCTGCCCATACAAGACATGCAAGAAGTTCCAGATCATCGTAATAATATTCTTCTGAAAGTGACCCGTACTTCTCATATCCACTTGGAATAGAAACATTTGCAGCATGAACATTGATAGGACAAAATATAAATAAGATGACACTAAGCAATAATAAAAACCTTTTCACATTCATTCCCCTTTCATAAAAGAAAAGAGTCTCAGAACAAGTTGCTCCAAGACTCTTTATCCTATCTGTAAACACACCAACTAGGATTAACCTTTGTTAATAATTTCTCCAATGTTTCAGCTTTCTTTTTAGCGCGAAGAGCAACTACTGCTGCCACGGAATCTATCGATGATCCTTCTTCTTCAGTCACATGACTGGTATAGATTTCTCTCATAGATTTTGCAAAACACCAAGCTGTTCCTCCTTCGCATTTAAAATATTTGCATGTTAAACATTTACCCTTTTCTCCTGGTTTCTTCATAGTTAGATACGCTCCTTTTAATGAAATATAAATGACATCTCTCTAGAACATCAAATAAACTAGTAGCATAATGTAATGGAATAACTGATCTGCTACATAATTAATTTTGTGGTATCTAGCTTTTAAAGTATCGATTATTACATGCGTAACAAATATAAATAAAAGCTTCCAGTCTAATCCAAAGAAAATATAGAATGGAAAGCAGTATAGAAAGCAGTGCACAATCATATGATACCAATTGCTTCCTTTTGTCTTTGCTAGAAAATCGTTTTGAAGTACATAGTCTCCTAGCAAATGACAAAATATCAATGTGATTATTTTATTCATTCTTTCTCTTGATCTTTGTCCCCGTCATTTTGTATCAACTTTTGAAGAAGAATATTTTGAATAAAAAGATCCCTTTCAATGTCCGATAAAATCTTTGTAATATAATGTAAAGTATTAAGCGTCTCTATGTCTTGACCTGTCATCATTCTCTTTCATATCCTCTTTATAAGCATTTAAGAGTTTCTCTAAAATCTCTAATTCTTCTTTCGATAAACTATCTACAAATTCCTTTGTTATCATGACTTAGAATCCCCCAAAAACTCTTTTAATCCTTCTGTGATTTCCCATCTTGTCTTAAATCTCTCCATCTTGTACTTTGCAATTGTGGGACTTGAATGAATCCCCAACTCATTAGCACAGTTCACAATGTCGGTGTACTCCTCTATAATCGCATCATGCATCTCGCTTGCTGTAACTGGAGTTGGATTTTCGTTTCGAAGGATGCGAGCCATTTTCAGTGCCGCTTTTGCAAGCTCCGCACATTCTTCTGCCATCTGTTCATACATGGCAGGTTCTCCAATGTGATCTTTCATAAAGCCCATATTTAGCCTCCTAAAATTGTTCTTGCCTCTCTTCCATTTGGATATGAGATAGGGTGCCCGCCTTCATTTCAGTAATACACTGTCCATGCATATTCCTCTAGAGTATAACTTCTGATTTCTTTTTGAAAAATATCATTTCCACTCCTTATCCATCTTTGCCCCACAATGCGGACAATATTCATATCGAAAACGTGTGAATACGCGCTTTTTGCAATTTGAGCATACAAGTTCATACCTACTTTGGTGTGGATTTGGATTTAATACAGTCCAATGTGCATGTATTACTTGAGGATTAGAAGATGCAAGTCTTTCAATTAGTTCATCACTAATAATCACATCAATCATTTCATTCCTCCTTTACTACTGCATTATCCACTCTCTTAAAAACATTCAAATGCCACTCGTTTTCGTTTGCAATATGAAGTAAATCATAATACATACCATCAGAAAGTGTTGAAGTAAGAAAGTACTTTAGGTGATAGTTTAAATATCTTTTATATACTATATACACCGTAAAGTCTGGAATTGGATCAGATTTATCAAGATGCTCTGTAATATAATCTCTTACAATTTCGATCGCCTTTTCATCAAATCGATTATCAATAGTTGCCATCAACTTCTCTAATTCTCCATTAATGAAAAATATGGGCCTTGAAATTCCAAAGCCCATACTTTTTGTTTCATTTATTTGAAAGAAAACCCATCATAAGTTGTGTACGTATACTGATCAACCAAGAAGATGTAGCGATCCTTTGGAAAGTACGACGTTGTAATGGGAAACAGCTTGTTGTTAATTTCTATACTCTCTTTAGGATAATAGTAGTAACTATTACCGACAACCGTTTTACAACGGCACCGGTCAATGTCAGAGTAAGTTCGGTTCCCATCTGAATACTCTGCCTTAAATAATGATGCCATTCTCTTGCATTGAAATCGTTTATGATCCGTATCATAGTAAAAAACACTATAGTCATCGGTTACATTCTCACAAGCAAGCTTCACTTCATTTTTTGCCAAATGGTAAATATCACTCATCATTTAAGCCCTCCTTTACAAAATTACTAGCAATTCCAAGCATGAAATCTCTAGCAATTACTTTGCGATGCTCGTCCTTATCCAACTCTCCATTAATGAAAAATATGGACTTTGAAATTCCAAAGTCCATACTCTGTTTCACTTACTGAAAACTCAATCCATCAGCAGTCGTATACGTGTATTCAACCTGTTTGGTATGAGTAGACGTATTAAGTGTTAAGTGACCAGTACTGATCAATACTCCTGTAACGAGTAATGCTCCAACCAGAACACCTACAACAAAATTTCTAAACATACTTCCCTTTGTATACACTTTCATAACATACCTCCTTAAATAAAGTTTAGTTTTAGTTACTCCTTCATTGAAAGGCATGTATTTTTCGCGATGTTTATTCTCCTGTAATCAAATCATGCATGGGAAGTGTTTCGATCCAGTCACAGAACTGATGCCATTCTGTAAGCTTATGATTCTTTCTTTGGTGATAAATTGTAGAAAGAACCTGATAATTCATCGTCATTGTGGATTTTTGATTGTATGACGATGGAAGGTATGCAATTAGAAAATTCCAAATCTCTTTCTTACGTACAAGATCTTTTTCTTTTACGTACTGTTTCCTACAAGCGTTTAAAATATCAATAGCATTTATAAACGCTTGATCAAAGCGAGGATAATTGTTATTGAAAGGATAAGAGAAGTCCTCAAATGTAAACTCTTTACTAGTAATCTTGTGCATGGTAGAGCAAGAGTTTCTAACCGTTCCTACTTTGTAGGTATCCATTTCTTTCCACCAATACAAAGGAGCCGTCACATCAAATATAATGGGGATCATCCTCATAAACTTGGCATGAGAAGGTCCTGCTTTTACGAGTTTCTTTGCAAGCTCATAATCATTTGGTCCGAACACAGAGTCTGACGCGATAATGTCTGTGTCCATTTTGTTCCAACTGTTGTAGGAATTTCTCATTCCTCTTGCAACAGCTACCATCCACTCATGAGATGGAGTAATGACATTCTCAATCTTAAGCATATTGTCCTCCTTGATAAAAATATAAAAACTATTTATTCTTCTTTTAAAGGTTTCTCAAGATCAGTGATTCTTGCTTTTAGTTGCTCGATCTCCCTGTACTTTCCCTTTATCTTCTCTTTAAGAAGAGCAATCTCAAGAGCTTTTGGATCTTCTGGAAGAAGGTAATCAGTAGTAGTGTGAAGTGCATCCGCAAGTACATAGAGTACGGGATACGACGGTACTAATCCTTTATGTTCAATAAGACTAATCCATCCTTGAGATACTCCAATCTTTTTGGCTAATTGTACTTGAGTATAATTGTTAGACTTTCTTAATAACTTAACTCTATTGGCAAAAACAAGATTTGTCATCTGATTTACCTTTCATAACAAAAATATAAAAATTATTTAATCATTCTTCTCAAGAGTAGATAGTTTACTTTCCATCTCTTCAATCTCTTTATACTTGTTCTCAATCTCTTCCTTTAACCACTCTTTCTCGTGATCTTCAAAGAGATAAGAAGGAGAGATCTTATAGTGTTTGCAGATTTCAGAGATTGAATAGAGGCTCGTTTTTGGGGATACAAAGAACTGATCACCAGTAACCTTAAACAAATGATCAAGGTTCTTCTGTACCAGTTCCAAAACTTTCTTGCAATCAGGATCGTCTGGAATATCATCCTTCTTTGGAGACTCAGGAATAAGAGAATGATCAATTAATTCCTGAGTTTTTGTATCCGGACCATCATCAGATTTGAACCCTGGAATATTTCCATAAATACGATGATCTTCATCTGGATCAAATGGAGAATACACAGTTACTTCTGTAGGTTTTGTGATGGACACTTGAGATTCCTCTCCAAGCAAATACTTAACACTAACATTAAGAACTTCCGATATTTTCTCTCTCATACTGGAGTCAGGATAATATTTTCCGTTTTCAACAAGAGAAACATAAGACTGTGTTTTTCCGATCTTATGTGCAAACGCCATCTGAGAAAATTGCAGATACTCCCTCTGAGATCTCACACGGTTTCCAAAATCAACTGCTATACTATTCATAATAAACTCCTTTCATAATAAACAAATATCAATTTCTTTTAAGACAAGCAAACCTTTCACCAACTGGAGTAACAATGTATTCAATAATTGAATCAGAATTCTTTAGACGATCAAGTTCTTCTATGTCGTTTCTATCTGACATGTCGAAGCATAAATATCTATTGGATTTGAAGTAGAAACTCCAATTAGGACTTCTTTTTCCATCCATGAATTCTCCTTAAAGACTCATCAATTTTAAAAGATTCTTTGCGTCTTTTATCAATTGCTTCCATTGATTCTTTCCAAGAAATATAATGATTGCA